ATATGTTACTACAACTTCCAGACCAAGTTAAAAATGAATTTAAAAAAGCTTTCTTTGATTTTGTTATTAGTTCTAAATGGAAAGATGTTAAAAACTCATTAGAAATAATAACAGGTGATGACGCTACTTGGGTTAATAAATGGTATTTAACACCTACTTATACCACAATTAATGATGAAGAAGCTATTTTTAAAAATACGATAAAAACAAATTATAAAACTGAAAACTATTCAATAATAACAAGAGTTGGTAATGACGATATCGATACAAAATATAATTATGTAACTGAACTTAAAGATAATTCTGCTGCTGTAAATTTTATTTTAGGGTTGATAAACGAAGAAGTTTTAATATCAAACAATACGTATAAAATTTGGAACCAAGAAAGAGTTGCAAATAACGAGACAACTAGTCGTGGTGCGGTTAGCTTTTCTAAATCTGATTTTGAACTTTATATAAATAAAGTTAAAAGTCTTCTACAGGTAGATACTAGAACACAGGAAGAAAAACAAAAAGAAAAAGCTAATAAAATTTTCGGAACTGATAAACAAAACGTCATCAAATTCCAATTATATAGAACATGTAAAAATATTTATGATAAATGGATTGGTGGTACAACCAGCCCTGATAAAATAATTTTCAGAAATGGTTTACCAAGAAGAAATGGTTTAGATGTTGAATTAGCAAAACAAAGAGCTATAACTAAAAATGGTAATTCGACACCTACTTTGATTGATAGCTTTAGATTTGTAACTAGGTCTTTTACAGATATCGGTGACGATTTTTATGTAAACCCTAAAAATATAGTTAATAGCCTAAAAGAAAATCCAGGTTCAAGTTTTTATGACGTAGTAACGTCATTACTTTCTGACAATCAATTTAATTTTATTGCTTTACCCAACTATATCAATTACGATGATTATAACGAATTAAAAACAATATTTGAACCAGTATCTACCATTGATTCGTTTGGTGCTGGTACAACTGGGCCAGCCTTTGTTTGTGTATATGTTGGCCAAACATCTAAACATTTAGATATGAGTAATTCTTATTATGAACAAGATGGAATTGATTTCCAATGTGATAAGGATAACAACTTGAAAAAAATAAACGCTAAAGATTTTCTCGAAGATAAAAAACCTTATGAAAACAATGTTGCTGTTTTTTCAGTTAATTATAGTCAACAAAACCAAAATATTTTTAAAGATATAACCTTAGACCAAAATGAATTTACTGAAACAAATGAATCACTAAAAGTTATTGACGAAATAGCTAACAAAGGTGCTGAAAATAGAACAACTATAGGTGGTCAAAACCTATACGATGTTTATTCTGTTAGAAGTTACACAGCAGGTGTTGAAATGATGGGTAATGCTATGATTCAACCTATGATGTATTTTCAATTAAATAATATTCCAATGTTTCATGGTGCTTATCTTATCACACACGTTAAACATGCTATCAAACCTAATAGTATGTTAACTAACTTCACTGGGGTTAGGGTAAGAAATATAGAAACACCTATGTTGGATACATCGTTATTATATATGCCTTTATTAGATAGTTTATTAGCGAGTGAGTCATACGGAACGAAATCAGTTGATTCTTCGGTTTTTTCAAATTCGCAATATCTAAATAAATCTTTTTTCCCTATTATAGCAACGTTGATTGAAAATGGTTCTATAAACGGAAATATTGAACATGGTAATATAACTACTTCAAAAATAATAGTACCAACAGGTATTAAAATTACGATTAGCCCAGAAAGAAAAATTAAATTAATAAAAGAAGCTTCAGATTCTTTGACTGAGATGTTAGGTGATTGGGTTGATTGGATGATTGAAAATCAATTTACAGGTAACAAGGGTTCTTTTGCTCATATCACTAGTGCTTTTAGAACCCAACAAGACCAAAAAGAAGTTAGTCATCAACATGGTAAAAATGCGGCAAAAGAAGGTACTTCTAACCATAGTTGGGGTATAGCTATCGATTTTCAATTCTTTAAAAAGAATGGTGAGAAAATTGAAATGTATGATAATGGGGAACCAAACATTAAAGTCGGTTATGACTTAAATGAAAACGAATCTTTGGTTTGGTTATTAGAAAATTCATACACTTATGGTTGGATTATACCAGAAAAATTAAGAGATAACACTTTATCGGAAGAATTTTGGCATTTTGAATATCATGGTAAATCAGCTAAGTGTATTCTTAACAACAAACCTGTAATCAAAGGTAAACAAATTGATACAACAAGAATTTATAACCCAATTGTTAAAAACCCTAAAGATAAAGACGGGAAAGAGGCTGTTTATACTTCATGTACACCAGTAAAAATTAAAGGGCCGAAAAGATTAGACGGTACCGAACAAGATTTCTCAGATTATTTTATTGGAAATTCGGCTGACTATTGGTCGTTGGTAGCTATATGTGCTTTAGAAAACGACTCAAATCAAGGGAGATGTGATGTTGCACAATCAATTTATAATCGATTGGAATCAGGTGTTTATGGTTACTCAACAATCAAGGGGTTAATTTTAGCAAATAAGCAATACGAACCAGTTTCAAGAGCTAAAGAAGAATTTAGATTAATAAAAGATAGACAAACAGCTATAAGAGCTTTTGCTAAAGCTAAAAATACAAGTACTCAAATTGCTGATGCTAAAATTTTGGAAACGGAAGTTGCTATAAATACTTCTAGTATGGTCCTTTCATCTAAAAATTTCGTTGGTGGGAGAACAGATTTCTACTCATCCTCTATTAAAAATCGTTATCCAGAAAAAGGAAGACTCGCAGCTGCTGTTGGAGTTAATGTTGAAAGGAATAATCAAATATTTGGGTGGTTTGTTGGTCCTGGGTCAAAGGAATATGGTAGTACCAACCCACAACCAGCTAATGAACCAAACTTTGATGATATAACTTAACGTTGCTAATTAGTAAAAATATTGGTATCTTTACAAGATGGTTGCCAATATTTTCTCAAAAACTAGTATAGATGTACCTTTCGACTTTAATGTTGTATCATCTTTTGATGATGCGATAGAAGGACTACCTACTTTGATAATTGGATATGATTATGTTAATGAGCATTACCCAGATTTCGATATCACCAATATCCATTTAGGGGGTAATTTATATTGGACATTTAAAAAAAACGAGAAACGTGATAAATTAGAAAAAGATTTAAGGTGGTTCATAACAAAAGTATATACTGATTTAATAAATGATTTATCTTACATTTTTATCGACCCTATCCAGTATAATAGAAAAACGTTGGTGAAAATAATTAGAAAAATATATTCACTCGAATATAAGGTAAGTTATTTTAATGAAGAGATGGTGTACATTTATGGTGGTAAATTTATCTTTGGTGTTAACCTAAAACTGTTGAAATATATGGGTTTAGACGTGGAAAAAATTAAATTTAAAATTAAGAACATAAGTGACGTTTTTTTAGATGATAAAGAGATACTTATTGAATATAAGAGCACAATATCTTCACTTGATAATAAAGTTAGATATATACCGTTTTTATACTTGATAAGAAATGGAAAAAACAATACTTCTAGCGTCTTTCATCTTTCCAGAGAGAGTTGAATGGTTTCTTGGTTACCTTGAGGCTAGATTCTCTATTACCAAAGATAAAGTTTTTTGTTATAAAAACCTTGATGATGAATCAAAGGTTATTATAACATTTAAAATTGTTATGCAAGAAGGTAATAAGTTAAACCTTAAAGAATTATTTCCAAGTGCTGTCCCTATTCATAAAAAAGGTAATGCGTTATATACTATAAACGCTTTAAATAAACTGATTGATAAAACTCATGTTTCAGAAACTGGTATTATTGATTACAAATCAATAAAAATAAATTGGGATGAATATCAGAATAAAATCATATTAATCGATAATAAAGAACTAGCCATTTTCAGTATAGAAAGGGTTTTTTGATAGTTCCATTATATTTATATAAAAGATAACAAGACTTTAAATATAAGTTATGGAAAATAAAACCCCAATAGAAAAAAAAGAAGCTTTGAAAAAAGCTTTGAACTCTATGTTAGACGAAAATTCAGATGTGGATTGTTCAACAGGTGTTTGTGTTATAAAAGGTGATAAAAGCCTAGTAGAACGCATTAACAAAAAAATAATAACAGAAGACGGTAGACAACTATTATTTTAAATGAAAAAGAACTTTAACCAAGCTTTATTAAACGAAGAAATTAAAAAATTCATGTTTCTTACTGAATATGATTTTTATCAAGAAAAAAAAGAAACTCCAGAATACAAAGACCTTCTTTTAGGTGATGAACCAATGATAGAAGCGGATGACGCACCTTCAGATTTAGAACCTGAAGACCAAGTTGATAGCGCAGCTGGAAACATCGCGTCAGATTTAGGTATAGACGATGCTAACCCTGAAGGTGGTGAAGAAGGTGGTGAAGAAATGGGTAACACCCCAGAACCTGATGCAAACGCTGAAGAAATTCCAGCACCAGAACCAACTCCACCGCCAATTCCAGAACCACAAAGTGATGATGTGGAAGTAGATGTTACATCTTTGGTACAAGGTTCTGAAGAGGCTAAAGAATCTGCTGATATTGCGGCTAAAAATAGCCAAATGCTTTTACAAAAATTAACCGATTTGGAAAATAGAATGGCAAAAATGGCTGTTCTTTCAGATAAAATTGAAGGGCTTGAACAAGAAATTGTGAAAAGAAACCCAACACCAGTTGAAAAAATGGAAATGAGAACAGTTAGCTCTGCCCCGTTTAACCAAAAATTAACTGATTATTGGGCAAACAAAGAAGGTGCTTATGATGTTATGAATAACGAGAAGAAACCTAAAGAGTATGTTCTAACAAAAGATGATGTAGATTCTTCATATAGTGCTGCTGGAATTAAAAATAGTTTTTCAGTGGATAAAAACCCATACGAAGAAGAATCAACCGAAGATTATTACGAAGAAGAAATGTAAATTAAAGAACCCCAAATTGGGGTTTTTTTGTTTTATATGGGTTTTTTTATTTGGTTTAGTTGTATCATAAATTAAATTTCGGTAAGTTTGAAAAAATAAATATTATACGAACTTTAATTCGTGAAATAGAGTAAATTTTACTTGACTTTTCTCAGATTCTATAGTATATTTGTAATATTAGAATTAAGAAAATAACAACTATATATAAATAAAACAAACAAAAATGAGTGTACAAAATAACGCTTTGGCGGCAATGCTAGAACAGTATGAAACCAATAACAAACCGAAGTATGAAAAGAGAACAGATAAGGTTTTTGACCTTAAAAATTACTTCACAACTTACCTACCTAAAGGTACTGTTTCATTAACAAAAACAATTAGAATACTACCAACAGCAGACGGTTCATCTCCATTTGTTGAGATGCATGGACATAAAATCAAAATTGATGGTGAATGGAAAACATTTCCATGTTTAAAACATGAGAAAAATGAACCATGTCCGTTTTGTGAAGCACGTGAAGCTTTATTGGCTACTGGTAGTGAAACAGATAAAGAATTGGCTAAAACATACAACACTAGGTTGATGTATATTGTTAAAGTAATTGACCGAGATGATGAAGAACATGGTGTTAAATTTTGGAGATTTAATCACAATTACAAAAAAGAAGGTAATTTGGATAAAATTCAAGCTGTAATAAGGGCTATTAAAAAAGATATCACTAACCCAGAAATTGGACGTGACCTTTCTTTAACAATAAATAAAAACGATGAAATCACTGTAGTTTCTGGTGTTGCATCTTTAGACCCTTCGCCATTATCTGAAGACCCAAAACAAGCTGCTGAATGGATGGCTGATGACAGAACTTGGAGAAGTGTGTATGCTGAAAAAAACTATGATTATTTATTAATAGTTGTAAAAGGTGGTGTTCCAGTTTGGGATAAAACCGCTAATTGTTTTGTTGACAAAAACAGTACAGCAGCTGTTAAAACCGAAACCAATGCTTTGGATACGGAATTAACTATGGGTGTTGAAAACGTAAAGTCTAACATTATCGCATCTACTACTGAAACAGTCACTTCAAGTGTTGAATCAACTGTAGAGGATGAAGTTGATGACGATTTACCGTTCTAAACTATTTAATGGTTTTAATAATAAAAAAAGGTGAGAGATTGCCTTTTTTTATTCCAAAATAATAAAAATTAAAAAGTGTAGTTATGGCTAAAAAACCAGAAAAGAAACAAATTGAGAAAAAAGCGTTTGATGCTGAAAGTTTCTTACTATCAGAAGGATTAAATACTGAACCTGAAGATAAAGAATTAAGTTGGATACCGTTAAGTAAAGCTTGGCATGATGCTATTAAATTACCTGGGTTTCCTAGGGGTTATGTTTCTTTGGTTAGAGGTTTTTCAAATACTGGTAAATCAACGGCTTTCTATGAAGCGATTGTAGGTGCTCAAAAAATAGGTGACTACCCTATAGTTATTGAAACTGAAGGAAATTGGAATGCTAACCACGCGAAAATGGTTGGTGTTAAATTTATAGAAGTTACTGACGAAGAAACTGGTGAAATTAAATTAAAACCAGATGGTTTTTTATTAATTAGAAATCAAGATTTGTTTGCCAGATATAAAAATTACTGTCATAAAGAGAGTAAAATGAAAGCCACACAAACTCGTAACCAACCAGTTATAGAGGATGTAGCTCTCTTTATGGAAGAGATGATAAAAAAACAAACAGATGGTATTTTACCAAAAAATCTTTGTTTTCTATGGGATTCAATAGGTACTTTAAATGGTTATCAATCAGCAACAGCTAACGGTAGAAATGCTCAATGGAATGCTGGTGCTATGAATGTTTTTGGTACGATTGTTAATTTTTTAATTCCTTCATCAAGAGCGATAGATAGTGAATTTACCAACACATTCATTTGTGTTCAAAAAATTTGGTTAGATAACATGAACGGTAGTGTTATCAAACATAAAGGTGGTGAATTTATGTATTACAATTGTCGTTTAAATGTTCACTTAGGTGGTGTGTTAACACATGGGACAACTAAACTTAAAGCAACTTCTTTAGGACAAGATTTCCAGTATGGTACTGAGGCTAAAATCAAATGTGATAAAAACCATGTTAATGGTATAGAAAAGATGGGTAAAATTGCATCAACACCTTTTGGGTATGTTAACCCAGATGAGTTAGATGAATGGAAAAAAACACATCGTCAATTTATTCATGATTCATTAAATGTAACTTATGAAGTTGATGTGAAGTTCGACCAAGAAGATGGAACGTTTGACTCTGACGATATCAGAGTTTAATATAGTATTAACCCTTTAATTTTGTTTAAATGAACAAAAGACCACCAAGAACTGGTGAAGTAGTTCTTAAAAGAAAAAATACCTTGCTGGTTGATGGGTCAGCATTGTTTAAACAATCATTCAACGGTGCTAAAGACCAATACAACCATTTTGGTTGTCATATAGGTGGTCTATTAGCTTTCTTAACAACATTAAGGATGGTGTTAGAGAATGATTTATACCATAGAGTTTACGTTTTTTGGGATGGAACTTTCAGTGGGAAACTTAGATATAATATTTACCAACCGTATAAAAGTGGTCGAGGTAAAGATTATATCAATGGCACACAACCTACTGACGAGAGTGAATTAAACCAAAGAAAACTTCTTTGGGAATACCTAAATGAAATGTATGTAAGACAAATAAAAGATGAGGTCGTTGAAGGTGATGATTTTATAGCTTACTATTGTCTAAATAAAACCCCGAATGAAAGAATTACAATCATTTCAAATGACCGTGATTTTTTACAACTATTATCTGATGATATTCGAATCTATTTTCTAGATATGAAAGTTTATGTCACGATAGACAATTACCTTGAATACCCAAAGAAATTCAAATTTCATCAAAGCAATTCAGTTTTAATGAAAACAATGGTTGGTGATTCAAGTGATAGTATCAAGGGGATAAGTCGATTAGGTGAAGATACATTAATTAAATATTTCCCAGAACTAAAAGAAAGAAAAGTTAGTTTAAATGAAATAATTGATAGTGCTAAAAAACAACAAGAAGAAAGGGTTAATAATAAAAAAAAACCACTTGCGGTATTTCAAAATATCATCAATGGTATTACTGATGGTCCTCAAAAGGAAAAAATTTATGAGATAAATGAATGTCTTGTCAATCTAAGTAAACCAATGATGACCAAAGATGCTATAGAGTCTTTAGAACAGTTAATGGAAGGGACTTTAGATTCATCGGGTCGCGAATTAAAAAACGTTTTCACTATGATGAAACGAGATGGATTAAATCACGCTTTGGGAAATAGAAGATACGAAAGTTTCTTAGAACCATTCAAGAAGCTAATACCAAGAGAAATTAATTTTTAAACAAACAAATAAATAAACAAACATGGAAACAAAAACAACATCATTTGATTTTAAGAAAATGGAAGAACAACGTTTTGAATTTATCTTATATATCAATAATCACATTATTTGTCAAAGATTCTTTCATATAAGAGACTTTAATGAAGCGTCACCTAAATCACTTGAAATAAAACATTTAATGGATTCTATTTGTGGGACAAATATAAACGAATTCGGACAAATGGGTATCATTCCAAACCACTTAAAAAAGAAATCAGTAGATTACGTGTGGGATACTTATAACCCATATGCTGAGGGTGAAGACCGTATACAAAGAAATGGAGGCGATAAAATTGATAACTTTCAATTTGAGTTAAGAATTGATAAGAAAATGGTTGGTAAATCAATCTTCTCTGGAAATTTATTTCCACCAAAGGTTAGGTACGCTGTGGATATCAAGGAAATTATTCCTTCTATAATGAGCGAAATTAGAGCTTATTTAAGTCAAAAAAATTATACAAATGTGGTCGCTTAAGCGACCATTTTTTTAGTGTTAAAATAACATTTTTTAAAAATGACGAGGTAAAAATTGAATGGCAAAAATAAATAAAGATACATTAGAATACCTTGGGAATGATTATCAATATAGGTTGATAGCTCAAATATTATCGGATTCAAAATTTGGTAACTCTATAATTGATATTGTAGACCCAAATTATTTTCAAGAACCATATTTAAGGGTTGTTGCCGCTATAATAAAAGAAGCTAAGGAAAAAGATGATATCATTCCAGACATTGGTGGTCTTAGAATTCGTATTCTTGATGATGTGTCAAATGACATGCAACAAAAGTATGCTATTAGAGAATTAGAGAAGATAAGTCAAGCTAGTTTACAAGATACTTTCAAAGTTCAAGATATTGCTATGAAATTTTGTAAGCAACAAGAATTAAAAAAATCTATCAAAGAAATCCAAAGTATTATTGATAAGGGTGATATTAATGACTATGATGAATGTGAAGCTATTTTAAAGAAAGCACTTGAATACGGCCACGTAAAAGACGAGGGTATGGATATCTTTGATAATATCAAAGATGTGTTACGTGAAGATTTTAGAAACCCAATTAGAACAGGTATTAATGGTTTAGATGAATACATGGATGGTGGTTTATCTAAAGGTGAGTTAGCTGTTATCTTAGCACCTTTTGGTACTGGTAAAACCACGATGATAACCAAAATAGCTAACACAGCTATGAACGATGGTTATAAAGTACTTCAAATATTTTTCGAAGATAACCCAAAAGTTATTCAACGAAAACACTTGGCTTGTTGGAGTGGTATTGAATTGAATTCTTTATCGCAACACCAAGCAGAAGTTTTCGAGTTATGTCAAGAAAAAATGTCATTACCTAAAGAAGGTAAAGGTATTCTTAAGCTTAAAAAATTCCCAAGTGATGGTACTACAATACCAATGATTCGACAATATATTAGAAAACTAATAGCACAAGGTTTTAAACCAGATATTGTTTTATTAGATTATATTGATTGTGTACAACCATCAAAAACTTTTGCTGATGCAAACATTGGTGAAGGAAGTGTTATGAGACAATTTGAATCGATGTTGGATGAGCTGGATATGGCTGGTTGGACTGCGATTCAAGGTAATAGAAGTTCGATAGGTGCAGCGGTTGTTGAAGCCAATCAAATTGGAGGTTCTATTAAAAAGGGTCAAATTGGCCACTTTATTGTTTCAATAGCAAAAACGTTAGACCAAAAAGAAGATGGAACCGCTACCATGGCAATTCTTAAATCAAGATTTGGTAAAGATGGGGTTATTTTTGAAGATATAACTTTTGATAACGCTAAAATACAAATAGATATGGGTCAAAGTAGAGGTCCTAGAACAAGAGGTGAATTTAAACAAGACATTAAAGAATCAAATCAAGCAAGAGTTAATTCGGTTCTAGATGCAATGAAAAATAGAAAAGAAACTTTAATTTCCGAAGTTCCTAAAGAAACTGATAATCTCTAATAATTATATTAAACAATTAAAAATGTACGAACCAATTTTAACACCAAATGAAGACAGATTTGTTATATTTCCGATTCAACACCAAGATTTATGGGCTTATTATGACCTAGTTAAAGAGGCTATGTGGACAGAAAAAGAAATTGACTTATCTAAAGATTTAGACCACTGGAATAATAAGCTAACTGATAACGAAAGGTTTTTTATTAAAAACGTTTTAGCATTCTTTGCGGCTTCTGATGGAATTGTAAACGAAAACTTAGCTGAAAATTTTTTAAAAGAAGTTCAATATACTGAAGCAAAATTTTTCTATGGTTTCCAAATTATGATGGAAAACATACATAGTCATATGTACTCATTGTTAATTGACACATATATCAAAGATACCAAAGAAAGAAATGAGTGTTTTAAAGCTATTGAGTTTATGGCACCAGTAAAGAAAAAAGCTGAGTGGGCCTTGAAATGGATTGAATCTGAATCTTTTGCTGAAAGACTAGTTGCTTTTGCTGCTGTTGAGGGTATATTTTTCTCTGGGTCTTTTTGTAGTATTTTTTATCTTAAGTCAAGAGGTTTAATGCCTGGACTTTGTGATAGTAATGCCTTTATTTCTAGGGACGAAGCTTTACATTGTGATTTTGCTATTCATTTATTGAACAACCATATTGTTCATAAACCATCATCAGAAAGAATTAGAGAAATTCTTTTATCGGCTTTAGAAATTGAAAAAGAATTCATCACTGAATCTTTACCTGTTTCACTTATTGGGATGAATTCAGAATTAATGAAACAATATCTGGAATTTGTTGTTGACGGTTTATTACATCAATTAGAATGTGAAAAAGAATTCAACACTAAAAACCCGTTTGATTTTATGAATCAAATCGCTTTAAAAACAAAACAAAACTTTTTTGAGGGTCGTTCAACAGAATATAAATCAGCTGATTTAAGTGGTGCGATATCGTTCGATGAGGAAATTTAATAAAATATAAAATATGAAAATAACGAAAAGAAACGGTAGTAAAATTGATTTCAACCCAAATAAAATTTTAACTAGAATAAAAAAACAATCCGAAGGGTTAAAAGTAAATGCGGATGAGGTGTTCATTAAAGTAACACAAGGTATAGCTGATGAAATGACAACGAATGAATTAGATGATTTGATTTCAGTGGTTTCCGAATCGTTGGCGATGAATCATCCAGATTATTCAAAATTAGCTGCGAATATATCAATTTCAAAACTTCATAAAGAAACAGAGGATTCTTTCATGAAAGCAACTAAAAAATTATACAACGCTGGGTTGTTAAACAATTTTTATTATAATAAGGTAAAAGAGAATATTGAATTGATTGAATCAGTGATTAATTATAAGAGAGATTTTCATTTTGATTATTTTGGTTGGTCTTCATTGAAAAATATTTACTTGTTAAAACTAAAAGATGGTGTTATAATTGAAAGACCTCAACATATGTATGTTAGGGTCGCGCTTATGGTGACAAATACACCAGAAGATTTTATTGAAAAATACAATGATTTGAGTTTCCAGAGAGAAAGCCCAGCAACACCACTTAAAATGAATGTTGGGACAAATATAGGTCAAATCGCTTCATGTAATTTATCCATAGTTACCGATGATTCAACAGAAGGGTTACTAGATATTTTAGGAAGAATAGCTATTTCTTCATCAAAGGCTGAGGGTATTGGATTAGCTGTATCTAATATTCGTTCAAAAGAAAATAACGTAGGGAATTCAGATGGTAAAGCTGGTGGCGTTTTAAAATATCTTAAGGTTGTTAACGAAACACTTAGATTTTGGAACCAACGAGGTAAAAGACCAGGTTCAGCCGCTGTCTACATCGAACCATGGCACAAAGATATTTTTGATGTCCTAGATATGAGGAAAAAAACAGGTGATGAAACACTTAGAGCTCGTGATTTATTTTCAGCTCTTTGGATTTCTGATAATTTCATGAAAGCTGTAGAAACGAATGGTGATTGGTATCTATTTTGCCCTCACGACATCAAATCAGCTGGTTTAAAGCCTTTTTACGAGATTTATGGTGCTGAGTTCGAAAAAGAATATAATTTGGCCGTAGAAATGGGTTTAGGGGTTAAAATAAAAGCACATGACTTGTGGATAAAAATTATTGAATCACAAATTGAAACAGGTATGCCTTACATGTGTTTTAAGGACCACAGTAATAGTAAATCAAACCAAAAAAACATGGGTATGATTCATTCTAGTAATTTGTGTGCTGAAATTATGGAAGTAACTGATTATGAAACTACTGCGATATGTACTCTTACTAGTATTCCAGTTCAAAAATTTGTAATAGATAAAAAATATAGTTTCTTTGAGTTAGGTAGGGTAACCCGTTCAATAACAAAGTCATTAAATATTGCTATTGAAATTAACGATTACTCAACACCAGAAGGTAGGAAAGGTGGGTTAGAGCAAAGAGCTTTAGGAATAGGCATTCAAGGTTTGGCTGATGTGTTTGCTATGTTAAGACTTCCATTTGTTTCAGAAGAAGCTAGAACTCTTAACAGAAATATTTTTGAGACGATATATTATAATGCTTTAAGACAGTCATGTGATTTGGCTAAAGAATCTGGTGAAACATATTCTGGTTATGAAGGTTCTCCTATATCTCAAGGTATCTTCCAGTGGGAAATGTGGGGGATAACAGAAGATAAGTTATCTGGTATGTATGATTGGAATGAATTACGAGAAGATATATTAAAATATGGTGTTAGAAATTCATTAACAACATGTTGTCCCCCAACAGCGAGTTGTCAAGTTATTGACACTAGGATTCACACTGAAAATGGTGTGAAATCATTTAAAGATATGCTAAAAGAAAATGATATTAATTGGGAATCATTAGAGGGTACTAACATACAACAATGGATAACCCTAAAACCATTTAATGTAAAAACAACTGATGGTTATGAAGAAGTTAATAAGATAAAATATAATGGATATTCTACAGTATATCAAATTGAAATGGAAGATGGTTCTATTTTTGAAGCAACATCAAACCATAAATTCAAAGTAAAAAGAAATGATAAAGAAATATGGGTTGAGGTTAGTGATTTAACCACCACGGACGATATATTAAATATTTTTGAAAAATAGTTGGTGGTTTATCGGTTTGGTTGGTATTTATAGCTAAAGAAAATTATGAAAAATTTACCAACCAAACCATCACCATTCAAAATTGAGTATTGGTTAAAAAAAGGTTTTAGTAACGATGAATCTATTGAAAAAGTCAGGATACATAGGTTAAAATGTATTAGAACTTTAGAGTCATTTATTTATAACCATGGAGAGATAAACGGGTTATTAAAATTTAAAGAATTTTGTGATAAAAGTAAACATACGTTAGAAAGTTTTATGAAAAAATATGGTAAGGAAGATGGTAAATTAAAGTGGGATGCTTATTTAAAAACTAAAGATTCGAATAGTGAAAAATGGGCCTTAAAGAAATCAAATGGTGATGTTTATAAAGCTAATGAAATTTTAAAAGAACGTAAAAAAAATGTTATTGTGACGTTAGATAAATTAATAATAAAATATAATGATATTGAATTAGCTAAAGAAAAATTAAAAGATATAAATAAAAGAAAAGATAGTTCATCTCTAAAATATTTTATAAAAAAAACAAACGGGGATTTAAAATTAGCTACTATATTATATAAAGAACGCTCATTAAAAAAAGATTGTATGAGTATTAATTTTTTCCTTAAAAAGACAAACGGGGATTTAAAATTAGCTAAAGACTTACAAGTTAGTGAGTTAAACAGAAGAAATATTAGTTTTTGTATAGCATCTAAAGAATCTTTAGTTTATTTTATACCACTATATAAATATTTACGTAAAAATGGTTTTAAGCGAAGTGACATATTTTTAGGTGTTAATGGTTCATATGAATATAAGTTACACGATGTTGATAAAAATATAACGTTCTCTTATGATTTTACAGTCCCATCATTAGGTTTAATTATCGAATATCATGGTGAAAAATTTCATCCAAATATCAAAAAATATGGTGTTAATAAATTAAGGGAAAATAGATGGGGTAAACACTTTAGATTAGATTTAGATAAAAGCATCTTAAAAGACAAAACTAAAAAAGAATTAGCTATAACAAATAACTTTGAATATATTGAGTTATGGTCATCTGATTCAGAAGAAATAAATAAAGAGAAAATAATTAAATTTTTAAAAATAAATAAGTTATGAAAATAAAAACTATAATTAAGGGTGATATAAAACCTACTTGGGATATTGAGGTTCCTAATGTTAATCATTATATCATGGAAAATGGGTGTGTAAGTCATAATTCAGCTCGTGTTATTGGTTCAAACGAAGCTTTTGAACCGTTCACATCTAATTTATATGTTAGAAGAGTAACTGGTGGTGAATTTGCTATGGTAAACAAACATTTAGTTAGGGAATTGGAAAACGAGGGGTTATGGAATAGAGAGATGTTAAATGAATTAATTAAAAACGATGGTAGTGTTCAAAATATTCCATCAATAAGTCAAGAATTAAAAGATATTTTTAAAACAGTTTGGGAAATATCACAAAAATCTCTTATTGAAATGTCTGCTGAAAGAGGTCCGTTCATCGACCAATCACAGAGTCTAAATATTTTCTTTCAAACACCAACTGTCGGTAAATTAACAACATCACATATGTTGGGGTGGAAATTAGGTTTAAAAACAGGTCAATATTATTTGAGAAGTCAACCAGTTGAAATGAAGTCTAAACACTTGGCTATTGATTTAACAACAAAACAAAAATCGATAGATAGTCAATTCGAATGTTTCGGTTGTTCTTCGTAGTCACAACTGAGATTACACCACGTTATAGTATAAGTTAAATATTCAAAGGCCCTAATAGGGCCTTTTTTATTTGCGTATTTACTTACAAAAATAGTTTAGTACCATATTTATGTAAAAATAAAGAATATAAAACTTTTATATTCAAAACTAAAACAGAAAACTATGGCTAATGGTCGTTTTATAAACATAAACTACCCCTTCAAAGATAGTAAACAAGGTTTTTTTATCGATTTAAACGCTGATGATAAATCAGCGATAAAAGCTGACCTCATGCATTTAATCCTAACTATTAAAGGTCAAAGATTGTATAACCCAGATTTTGGTACAAATTTAATGAGGTTTATTTTTGAACCAAGTGACGGTTTCACATTTGAAAAAATAAAAGAAGAAATAACTACTCAAGTAAAAAAATACTTACCAAACCTAGATATAACAGTTATATCTGTTGAGCAATCAACGGAAAATGATTATGCTGCGGTTTTAAGACTTGATTATACAATAACAGATGATGTGTTTACGACATCAGATTTCGTAATAATAAACATTTAATATGGCAAATACAGGTATAAACTACACGTCACGTAATTTCGCAGATATAAGAACTGACTTAATAAATATGGTTAAGAAATATTATCCAGATATTTTTAACGACTATAATGATGCATCTGTTGGTATGATGCTTTTAGAATTAAATGCTGGTGTTGGAGATATGTTGTCACTCAATACAGATAGAATGTTTCAAGAAACACAAATAGATTATGCTCAAGAAAGAAGTTCTATATTATCTATGGCTAGAACATTTGGTTTAAAAATCCCAGGAAAAAGACCAAGTGTAAGCATCGTAGATTTTTCGGTAATAATACCACCACTAGGTGATACTTTCGATATTTCTTATTGCCCAATTATAAGAGCTGGTTCTCAAGTAACTGGTGCTGGAAAAGTTTTTGAAACATCAAACGATATCGATTTCAGTGACCCATTTACAACAGGTGGGATACCAAATAGATTAGTTATACCTAACTTTAACGCCAATAGTATACTATTAAACTATACAATAACAAAAAGAGAAATCGTTATTAACGGATTTACAAAGATATTCAAAAGAGTTATTACTTCAAGTGACATAAAACCATTTTTAGAAATAATATTACCAGATAATAACGTTATATCGGTTGATTCTATCATTAGTTTAGAAGGAACCAACTTTACACAAATACCCTCAGCTGATAATTTTATTAATTCATCAATAAGATGGTATGAAATGGATGCTTTGGCTGAAAGCCAAGTTTTTATCCAAGATAATTTTACCATTAGTGACAATGCTGGTATAAAACCAGGAAAATGGATAACAACAACTAAAAAATTCATTAGAGAATATACAGATTTAGGTTTTACCAAATTAATTTTAGGTGGTGGTAGTCAAGACATAAGCAGTTTATGTGATTTCGGCTCTAATAAAGCATTGGTTAATCAAATAGGTGATTTTATTAATAACATGTCACTAGGTGAAACACCAACAGCAAATACATCCATGTTTATTAAATATAGAGTTGGTGGGGGTGCTGATACAAATTTGGGTACTGGTGTATTAACAAATTTAGGTACCGTAGATATGTCGGTTAATGGATTAAATGTTGCGATAAATAATGCTGTTAAAGCTTCTTTGGTTGTAAACAATAATTTCCCAGCTTTGGGTGGTAGAAATGAACCAAGCGTTGAGGAAGTTAGGAATTTAGTTCGTTATAATTTCTCATCACAAAATAGATGCGTATTAATTAAGGATTATCAAGCTAGAATTAGTTTGATGCCTGGAGAATTTGGTGTGCCTTTTAGATGTGGGGTGTTTGAAAACCAAAATAAGATTCAAATTTATATTTTAGGGTTAAATGCTGATACAAAACTTGATAACTCATCAACTAGTACCCTAAGAGATAATATAGCTAATTATTTATCTGATTATAGAATGTTAAATGACTATGTTTTTGTCACAAACGGAAAGGTTATTAACCTTGCTTTTGAAATTGATGTGTATATCGATAAGAAAAGCCCTAAGTCACAAATAATAAGTCAAATAATTACTGATGTTCAGACTTATATGAACATAAATAAATTTCAAATGGGTGAAAATGTTTATTTATCACCATTGGTTGAAACAATAAATAATGTTGGTGGTGTTTTAAACGTAATCGATGTGAGAATCTTCAATAAAGTAGGAGATGGTTATAGTTTAAATGAAATATCTCAACCATATTTAGATGCGACAACTAGACAAGTAGATATTTCTTTTGACTACACACTTTACGGTGACCCGATAAGTATGTTTGAAATCAAATTCCCTAATGTGGATATCAAGGTTAGAGTTAAAGGGTAAGGTTTCCTTATACCGTTAAAACCTTATATTTAATAAAAATTTTAATATGAGCTGCGATTGTAAAAACGAAACTGTTAATAAAACAGAAATCAAGTCAACAAAGACAATAAGTAATTATATATTGAAAACAATAATTTTCTTATTGTTTTTGGTTATTTTACCAATAGTTGTTGTTGCGATAATATGGATAGTATTTAAAATGTTAGTTTTAAGTGAATCAATTGATATAAAATCTATTTTGATGTCTCTATATGGTAAAATAAAAAAGACGCAAGACGATGATGATGAAGTATCTGAAGACGACTTATATATGGTGGATGTTGAGGATATAACAAATAAGAAATTTTAAGAAATGTCAAATACAATAAGAATAAGAACAACACCTAACGGAAATGACAAATATTTAAAAGTTAATTTAGAACAAGATTTTGATTTTATTGAAATTCTTTCTTTAAATATTTCTCAGGAAGACGCATATCGACAATTCTGTTCAGATTATGGTGTTGTTGTTGGTAGGGTTCTAGTTAATAGCGGATTTGGTGTCCCAAACGCCAAGGTTAGTGTATTTATCCCTATTGATGAAGTTGATAAACAAAACCCAACAATTAGAGGGTTGTATCCTTACGAATTAATCACAGATAAAGATTATCGAGGGATTCGTTATAATTTATTACCAAATCAATCTGAAACAAATAATAATTGTTTTACACCAGTAGGTACATTCCCAACAAAAAGGGGAGTCCTTGATAATGACATAGTAACAAATATTTATTGTAAGTATTATAAATTTACAACAACAACAAATTATGCTGGTGATTTTATGATTTTCGGTGTTCCAATTGGGACATATACAATTCATGTTGATGCTGATATATCAGATATTGGTATCGTTTCACAACGACCATATGATTTGGTTAGACAGGGCACACCAGAGAAATTATTCGATAGTCCGACTAAATTTATGGGTGGGACGAACATAGATAAATTACCCCAAATTAAAACAGCTAATATTGGTGTAAACGTACAACCGTTTTGGGGTGATTTAGAGAATTGTCAAGTAGGTATCACCCGTGTGGATGTTGACTTAAATTATTCAATCCAACCATCAGCTATTTTTTTCGGAAGTATCTTTGGAGACCAAGACAAGAATAGTGTGAGTAAAAACTGTAGGCCAAGAAAAGGTTTAGGTGAATTATGTGAACAAGTAACTAGTGAGGGTTCTGTTGAAATGATTAGATATTCTTTCGATGGTGAAATTGAAGATTTTTCAGTTCAAGGTGGTAGAGTTATTGATGAAGATGGTACTTGGGCTTATCAAATACCTATGAACTTAGATTATTTTGTTACAGCTGAAGATGGTACCTTTATTCCATCAAATGACCCAAATATTGGACTCCCAACTAGGTCTAAAGTAAGATTTAGAATAGGTATGGATGAAACTGGTGGTGAAGGTAGGCTTAGAACTAGGGCGAAGTATTTGGTACCGAATAACCCAAAAATTGTTAGTGAGATTGATTATAATTTTAATGAAAAAACCAAAGATTCAAGTTTCAAAAATTTATATTGGAATAAAATCTATAGTATTTCAAGTTTCATTCCTAGATATCAACCAAATAAAAGTGTTGGTAATAGAAATATAACTGCAATTAAAAATGTTGATGGGTGTGTCGGTGATAAGAATCCGTTTCCTTACAACAGAGTTGATACAGATGTGAACCCTATATTCTCATATTTTTGTATTATAATATCAATAATAAACTATATAGTTTTTATTATAAACGCTGTTATTATAGGAGCAATCAATGGTATAATTGGTGCGCTAAATCTTATTATAAATTTTGTTGGTGGAACACCTGTACCTTTGGTTGCTTGTATTACGGTAGGGTGTCCTACGGATAACGGTGTGGTGCAATTTGCACCTGGGTGTGGTGTAGAATCCACAGCGTATTTTAGGGAAGGGTTGTCCGATTGTATAGCTTTTAGTATGGCCAAATCTTTAAACATGTATAAATTTGATTTTTATAATGATTGGGTAAACGGTACATTGTATTCGTTTTTATTAAAATATAAAAAGAGAAAAAAGGGTAATGAAAAATTTTGTGAATATGATTGTGGAGACTTTTTAGGTTACCCTGATTATAGTGGGGTTGACGAAAATGAAAATAACATCCCAGATAATGATTGTAACAATCAATACTTGTTAGACACTATGTACCCAGTAGGTAGTAATAACAATCAAAATGAAGCTACTGTCACAGGTATAATTAGAGAGGGTTTAATAAAGAAATTAGATGATGAGTTTTATTATGCTTCAACAAATCACAAGGTAACACAAAAATTATTTGCAACTGATATTATTTGTCTTGGTTCAGTTTTTGAATGTGATTGGCAAGGCTTCCCTAATTTATACAAATTTTTAACACCTACAAGTTATAATTTACCGCCAGATATACAACAAATGAGTTCTGATGGTACTCAAATATTAGAAACTGGTATTGTAGATGTTGGTGACGCTCCTGGTTTATTATTTTCAGTTAATTGTTTAGGTCTTCATGTTGATAACACACAAGCGTTAAATTTCAGACATATTTGTGAAATTTTAGTCGATTCAGACGCAGCGACTGAAGCACCTGACGGTACGATTATCTCCCAAGCAGATGGTGTTATTAGTTCTGATGAAATAAGTGTTGATGGAAAGTTTTTTAGAAATTCTTTTCTATATCTTAATAGTGACTCAACACCTGATAACGAATACATTCCACTAACAACATTAAATAGTGATTTTAACACATTCAATCTACCATTTTATGACTTTACATCGTTACAAAATAACCCACAAGATTACATAGATTTTAGAGGTTATCCTGAGTATGGTGGAAACTACACTTTTTATGACCAACCAGAACATTCATTTTTTATGTATTTTGGTTCTGTACCAGGAAAAAGTTCAGTTGAAAAACTTTTACAACGTTATTTTGGTACTTGTAAATTGGTTAAAAAACAAACACTATTTTTAGATTTAATAGTAACTCCAGATTCAAACAATGATTCAAGTGGTGGTATTATATTCGAAATAATTGGTGGCCATGGGCCTTACACATATACAGTTTTTTCATCTAATGGTTATTCTTTTGATGGAACTGTAGATACAACACCACCTATAGTTGAACTAACAGGGTTAGCTGTTGGTACGTATATCATTACTATTGTTGATTTTTTCGGGTTCACAACGACTCAAACTGTTGTGGTTGCTGGTCCACCACCATTATTTTGTAATGTTTTTGTATCAAACAACTCTACATCATTGGTTTCATTTGATGGTCAAATAACAGCTAATATTGGTGGTGGTTTACAACCTTATTCTTATTCTCTTTTAAATTCTTTAGGTGGGCAAATTAGTTCTGGTATTATTAATTCAGCTCCGTTGATAATAGATGGTTTAGGTGTTGATTTAATTGGTTATACTCTAACAATAACAGATGTAGAAATGAATTCTTGTTCAACAACAGGGTTATCGATTGTAGGTCAAGAGTCTTTAGTTGTACTATCTTCAAAAATAGATACCGATTGTTATAACCAAGGGAATGGTCAGATATCTTTAAGTGTTTATGGTGGTGTAACACCATATACAATAACAACAACTGGACCTAATGGTTATTTTAGTGGTTTGTTAAATATGTTCAGTTTAGGCGGTGGTAATTACGTTACAACAGTTGTTGACAATGCTGGTTCTTCAGTATCAATAACAACAACAGTTAATTCATCAAACCCACAACTGACTATAGTTCCAGCACCTTTAGAAGTTTTAAATAGGCAATGTCTTACCAATACACATAGAATCTCGTTTAATATTACGGCTGGTTTATCTTATGGTGATAATGCTTATATTTCATATAAATTAGATAATGATGCTTGGGAAAACGTTACTTTATTTTTTCCTGGGTCATCAAATGATATGGTTTTATCGATACCTAATGTAATGTTGTCTACAGATATTAAAATTAGATTTAGTAACACTCCAACATACGATTGTTATAGTAATACAATAACAATTACTAAACCTCAAGTAGCGTTACCAACACAAGCGTTAAATGGTAGTATTTTAACAACTGTTTTCAGCGGTGTATATAATCACACTATCACGGTAACTGGTGGAATTGGAGTTGTAACTAATAATCCGCTTACAATACCGTTTACATATAATCAACCAACACAAACTTCGGTTGCTACTATAACAAATTCTCCATCACCAATAATAACAACAACAATAACAGATAGCGTTGGCTGTCAAATAGTAATAACAGGTTAAAATGGAGAGATTTATACAAAGATTAAACGCTGAAACGTCTAAGAAATTAGTTAATGTAGATACTTTTTTAAAATTAAATTTAGATGCTAAACAAAGATTGCTTCCACCGAGCTCAATAAATAAAGTGGTAAATGCTGATGAAAGATTTAATGAAGAAAGACAAAAGGGTAGTTTTTATAGAATACTAGGTACTATAAACTCAACATCAACAAACGCTTTGTTTAATCTTGCTGACGGTCAAATGGCTGATGAATTTACTTGGGCTGGATTTAATTATAGCAATGCTGAAAATGAATTTAGATTTTTAGACTCTATCTACCCAAATGTTGTTTCAAAATATTTAAAGGAAAAAGATGGTTGGTTCGGTTACTTTGAACCAGACGTTAATAAAGCTGATTTTTGCAATTTTTATGATATGGAACCAAAAAGAGAGCGTTTTTCATTTATTTCAGATATATCTCCTTTTCATGCGTTAGACAATTTACCAATTAAAAATTGGGAACTTACAATAACTTACCCAGTAAGTGTTGATAGTGGACATACTATGGTTAATAATGGTCTTATGATAATTGATTCATCTCAAGCTGATGTTTCAAATAGACCTATGACAGCAATCGGAATGGGTTGTTTTCACAACTTAAATATTGGTGATATTGTTAATATAAGTGGAACGAATGGTTACGATGGTGAACACGTAGTTATTAGAACTGGTTTGGATAATGGTGATTTAAAAGCGTATTATTTTGTGATAGATGTCCCTCCAATGGGTTCCGTTTCTTTTAATTCAAGGATGAAAAGAACATTTGGTGGTATTGAATCAATTTATTATTTTAGGAAATTTAGAAAAATAAAAACCAGAAACTCTCAATTCATAAAAGAAGGTGATTATGAATCTTACAAACTTGCTTTTAGTGAAAATTATTTTTCAGATGTTATTTCACAGTTTTCGTTTAATGAGGATATAGATATTAGTGAGTTAGTTGATAACTTAGGCCGACCTTTAAGTGAATTATATTTAACCATTATAAAGACTGATAGTAATAATCTTTTCAGTAATGTTTCTTCTGGAATAGAAACTCCTTTTATCCCAATATTAAACACTAGTGATTTTAATATTTACTTAGTAGATATACCAGTTATAAATAGAATCCATAATGGTGGTGCTTCACCATTTCAATCACACAACCCGTTAGAAAATGATGTTACGATTTCTGGTGGGATTACAAATAGTAATGAATTTTACGGGGATTTGGTTGAATACAATTCAAATGAAGTAAAAGAAACTATTTTAGCAGATGTCTCTCATAGATTTAACACCGTTAACAGGGAAACACCTTCTCAAGTTATTACATACAACGTAACGAACGGAACCAACGGAGTTGCCCCAACACTTCAAACAATCAATTTGGGACCAAGACAAGAAGGTTATATATATAAACCACATCATTTAATAAAGATAAGGGAACTTTCTAGTTATGTTGAACAAGGTGACCAATTTACCGTTGGCATACCAAATTATGCTATTGATTTAAACGATGGTAGATTCCTGTGGCGAGATATGTTAGATATTGGGTTTAATCAAACGGATGAATTTCCTTTGGATTATCCTTTTTTAAATGGTTGTCATTATATGTATGATAATTATTGTTTTACAGTTAGAAGACAAGACCCGTTTAATAATTGGGATTTGTACTATTCGAAATTTCCAGCAGACCCAATAGGGGAAAGAACAACAAACAAATTTGATTTTAATTCAGCAGAAGATGTTTGTTAAATACTTATAATAAATTAAAAACATTAAACGATGGTTCTTAACAGATATCAAATAAATTTAAACACATTTCCTAGCGGTTCAACTACTACGTATTTTACTATACCTATAAATCTTGAATACCAACTAGTGGACCAGAATGATATTGTTAAAAGAATTTTTGTTGACGTTGAAACTGAAAAAGCTATAAACCCAATAATTGATTACGAAAAAATAAGATTTTCACCTTCTGGGTTAACTGATAATATAATTGACAAAATAGTTTACAACGTTATTTTAACTGGTGGAACAACTTATGCTGATATAGGGTTTGATAATGATGATATAAAGTTTCAAAAAGAAACATTTAAACAAACGTTTTTAAAATTAAATTTCTATGATTCAGACAACCCACTTAATCAAAATTTGGTTTCTAATGTTACATTATTTTCGGAATTAAAACCAGCTGATTTACATCAAATAAATAGTTCAATTGGTTTTATAGGCCAAACACTCCCAGCGTCTCAAATACCTTTATCGTTTGTTTTAGGTAGTTCAATTTATAACCCGAATTCATTTGCACAAGGTTTTTTTCTTTATGATTATAAAGATGAAATAAATGTAGGTGATTCTAAATATCTATACATGAGAGCTAGTTTTAAAAACGCCAAAAATGGTGTGAGTACAAACTTAATGGTTAAATTAAACGCACAACCTATAGATACCCTAATCCATGAATTGTATACTAGGTATGTAATGGTTAGGACTGATAATGGGTATTTTTATCAAATAGATGACACATACCAAGGTAATTTGGGTACTACGGGGTCAAATAACATAACCTATGACTATAATTCGATACTGAATTCAGTTACAGTCAACCTTTATCAAATATTAGCATTATAATGGAAGTAATTAAACGTAAAATTTTACTAGAAAATAGTATTGATAGAACCAATAGTAAGACATGGGGTGCTTTAACAGCGGATACATTTTACATTAATGTTTTTTTAACACAAACTATGGATGATGGAGGTATTTTTACCGACATTGAATACATTGATGCCGATATTTCTAACTCAACTTTAATAGATTATACAATTTTAACCGATAAATTAACCTCTAGTGGTCTAACTTTTCCGTTTATGTATACACAAACACCATATTTAACATCTTCGGCTAATATGTTTGAAGATATAACACTTAGATTCCCTTCAAATAATGAAATAGATTATTATAATTCATTAAATTTAGTAATTACTGGGTTAACGGATAGTAAAATTGAAGATGTTAAATCATATGATGAAAATGAAAGGTATAAAATAGGTTTTGACATGCAAACCGAAGACTATATTAACTATAATAATATTAATGTCTCTAGTGTAAGTCGAGTTATATCAACAACTGAACCTATGTTGTATGTTTTCGACACATCAAACGATATAAACATGGGGTTAGACACTCAAATACATGGGTTACAATACAAAGATTATTCGGGTAACACTATGGTTATTGGTATAGATGGAGTAAATAATGGTATACCCCTAACTACTCTTAGGTATATAGGTGAAGGTCAAAATGAAACAAACACTTCTTTATCAGCTTTAACCAAAGAAGAATACTTCTTTGGTATTATTTCCCCACCAGAAATTAAAAACGATGTATTTATAGAAAGAGGGGTTATTTCAGTATTGGAACCTCATTTAAGGTTATCAGAAATAAAGAACTTAGGTGAATTAAGTAGATATGGTAACGGGTATTATAATTTAATAAAACAATAGACTTTGGTTAAATCAAGGTTACATTAATAAATAAAAAACATGGCAACAGGAACATACGGAATAATTAGACCAGCGGATATAACACCAGAAGATGTGGAAATTTTTTATCATTTCACACCTTCTAGAGATAAAATAGGAAATACTTCGTTGATTAAATTAAATTCAAATGAAGTATTATTCAAAATGGATAACCCCAATAAAACACAGTCTAATATAACTGGACCAGAATTATTTGGTGGGATGTATACTTTAAAATTACCAGTGGCCAATTTTGGGACAAAAGGGTTTTATACGATAATAATAAAACCAATAGAGATTAGAACCAAGATTGTTGATGTTGGTGTTTTATCGGCATTTCCAGATACAAACGGGCTTTTATTTGATTTAACTTTAATTCCTCAAAACCTTTTATCAAGATTTGAAAATAATGGTTTAGTTGGTTATAGAGTTGAATATTTAAATACAACATCATCAGCACCAGATGCCAAGATAAACAATTTTTTCAGGGTTATAACATCAAATAATAGGGCCGAACCAGTGAATCAGAATTTAACAAATAGTAATCAAAAAGCTATTCGTTACAGGTTCAATGATAACTCATCGCTATCTTTTTGTACTGTTTCTCCGTCTTCAGCGTCAAACGTAAAACCTAACGCTTTACCGTTTATTGGCCAACCAAATCAAGAAGTGATAATAACAAACACATTCTTCAATCCTTTCATGTTAGAGGTGGAGATGGTTCAACACGATATAGAAACTTTAGCTTTTGCTATGTTCGGAAACCAAACAAAAAGTCTTGAAGATGGGATTTATACAATTTATAATTTCAACAACGATATTTATAAACAATACGATTTATACGAAATAAAAGATAGATTCAGCGGAAAACCTTTATTTGAAGTAAGACAACAAAGAACAGCAATTGATTTTAATAAAACATTTACAGCAGTAACAACAGTATAACATACAATGAGTAGCAACAATAAGGTAAAGGTAGTAGGGTACGCACAAAAACTTTCTTTTAATAATGGTATAGAATATTCAAATTTCTCACCAGATTTAGTGGGGTTACAATTAGCGAGTAATGGTGGCACACCATTATTTACTATGGGTAGTTTTTCTATTACAACCAACTTGGACCCTAAGTTGGATAAATACTACAATGTATCTAAGTTTTCAAATTTTATTACCTTATCTGATTTAAACGTAAGTTTAAATGAAACAGCTACGTTGTTATCAGATAATGCTGGGGTTTATTTAAATTTAGATAAGCGAAAACTTGATTATTATGCTTTATTTGGTTCTTTGAGCGAATATATAAGAGTTGCTTTGGAGGAAATAATAATAAATTGGCCAGCATCTTTATATATAACACCAAATGCTCAAACAGCTGCTGGTCAAACATTCAATGGATATACAGTACGAGATTATACACATGATATTTTAACCAATACTTCTAAATTTAATCTAAATACCAATTTTATATTAAATAAATTCGGGATAAACTATACAACGACTGGAAGTTTATTAAATACTTTTAATGAATCAAATCCTCTAAGGAATTTAACACAAAATTACGAATCTTATGTTATTTTACATAACGGAACTGAATTCCCTATTGTTGGTTTTACTGCATCTACAAATAATATAAATGATTTTATTTATTTACAAGTAGATGGAGACCCATTTTCTGGTACTCAAGTAGATTTATATGTTAATTACCATATTAAACCAAACAAACTTAAAGAAGAACAGTTTTTTAATACATTACCAGATTTTCAAGCTTACTTATTGAATAGGCAAATAATACCTAGATATACAGCTACGTTTAATTATCCGATTAAATCAGATAGTGGTATTATTTTATATATTTCAACTAATTTAACTTGGCCAGTATCTGATGGTTATAATATAGACTTCGACACTACAGAATACATTGATTATGCTTTTTCATTATCTGAACTTGCTGATTCAAACGACAATAATTCAAGTAAATTAATGAATAGATTCTTGGTTTCTGAATCAATATCGTCATTTGATACAATTCCAATACATTTATCTGATTTACATCAAGATACCTCTGGTGGTAAAGTTAATAAAACACTACAAATTTATGGTGTTGAATTTGATGAGATTAATCGATATATAACAGGTATTAAATTTGCCAACACAGTAACTTACAATAAACAAGATAACACCCCAGATATCTATTTAAAAAATATTGCTAGGGTGATGGGTTGGGAGTTAGTTTCATCAGTTTTAGAGAACGATTTATTAGCTAATTACGTTACTTCAGCTCCATCCACATATTCTGGCTACACAGTAGGGTTAACACCTGTTGAAGCAGATGTTGAACTATGGAGACGAATAATACTTAACAGTCCTTGGTTATGGAAATCAAAAGGTGCTAGAAAATCTATTGAGTTTTTACTTAAATTTATAGGTGCCCCTCAAGGTCTTGTTAATTTTAATGAATATATTTATAAAGCTGAAGCACCTATTGATATTGAGTTATTTAAACAAATATTGGTGTTAAATGGTTTAGAAGATGATATTTCAATTTACCCAATTGATGAAGAAGGTTATCCAAGACCTTTACCGAATACACCAGATATGTATTTCCAAAACAACGGTTTATGGTATCGTGAAACTGGTGGTTCTGGTTCTACTGTAGATATTTTAGTTGGAAACAACCCACATGTTGGTCCTTACGATAAAGGATTTAAATATATTAATCAGTTTAATAAACTTATCCCGAATTTCTCAGCGGTTACAGTTAGTTCAATAACTACAACCATCAACACGACTAATTTATATACGAATTATGATTTAGGTAGTTTTAATGAAGGGGTATCGACTGAAACAATAGTTGATACTGTTGAAATTTTAAGTGATAGTGGTGAAAATTTTAGTGATTGTGTGGTGTTTATACCATCAATTGAATTGGACCCTAACCCATCTCTAGTTTTAAATGATTGTGGTTGTGAAACACCAACCAGTGATAATATTTTAAGTCTTTGTGTTCAAACAAATTCTGGTCAAAATATACCAGAACCACAACAATGTGATGATTTAGCGATACCCCCCACACCAAACACTTTTGATAGTGGAATGTACACTTTTAGTTATTTTCAATATAACCAAGATGGTTCTATTTTTACAGCCTCAAATTCATCACCTATGATAAATAAAACAATATATGGAAATCCAGAATGTTGTAAATTGGTTAACGGAATACCTTTTCTTTATGATGATATAGAAGATGGTGTTCTAATAAATTCAGGTTATATTTGTTGTGATACAACAGCTAATCGATGTGGGTGTGTAATTGCTTGTAATTGGGTAAATTCACTAAACCCGATTTACTTACCAGAATTATCAGATACATTTAGTGGACCACAAGAACAATATTTACAATTTACCAAAGAAAATGGTTCAATGGCTGTTGTAACACCAGATGGTTGTAACTGTGTTAGTGATTACACAGTTTCAGTTCCTAACGTTCTTGACCCGTTTACAGGTCAAATAGGTGTAGGTTGTCAGTTAACACAGTTAGGTATTCTTGCGTTGATAAATGGTAATGGAAATGCGTTATCAACAATCTATACGAATAGAAGTCTTGGTATATTATCATGTTTTGATTAAAAAAAGAATAAAAAAGATATTTAATAAAAATGGCAACAGTAAATCAATGTTATAGTAGCTCAGATATTTCTACACTTGGTGGGGTGATAAACCAAAATCAAGATGGTAGTGTGTCTGTTTTCATACCAAATAATCAAGGTAATTTAATCCCCGTTATTTTAACAAAACCTTGCTGTTTAGGGTTAAATAGTAGCTATACTTTTGATGTATTCAATCAGAAATGCCGTTGGTCAACATCAACAACGAATTGTGGGCTCGATGATGTGTTTAAAATTATTTTAAACCCAGAGGGTAATGACGGAACAATATTTAATTTTAATAGTGATAAAGATTGTGTTTTAAATGTTGAATTTGATTTTCTTTTTAAAATAAAATGTGAAACACTAAACCAAATATTAATAGATGGTGCTAATTTAGATTATTCTAATATAGCACCAGAATTAGTTAGTCAAATATCTGATTTACAAATAACTATAGAACAAAAAAATGTCGAGTGTCAAGGTATATCTAATCAAATAGTTTTATTGAACGAACAGATACTAAATTCAAGTTATTCAATAGCTTGTGATTTAGAGGATGAAACTAGTACACCACCAACTAGTGGTAAAGTAATTTCTTTTGGTGAAACTGGTTTTGGACTTACAACAGACTTAGGAAGTGGTAAATTAGGTTCCAACACTACAGGTCGTTCTTCTGGTCTTATAACAAACGCTGGTTTATCAACAATATATTGTATTCAAGAACCAGATGGTTTATTAGCTTGGGCGAATATATTAGGACCTATAAATTATCAAAATTTTTTGAACGGTGACTTAGATTCATATAGTTGTTCTCAAGTACAAGAATTAGTATTGTTAAACACATCGGTTATAAATAACGGTGGTCAACCATTATTAATAATTTGTGAAACACCTTTAGGTGGTAAAACTAATTTAATTTCTCAATTGGATATTTTGTTAATTTCACAAATAAATTGTCAAACACAATTAGATGTTTTGATTTTTAATCTGGGTGTGTTACAAGATAATTTAAGTACTGAATTATCAAATTCATGTATAAGACCTATCGACATGTTTGAATCATTGAATGTTTCAATGATTGTAGAAGTTTTAAGTGGGGCAACTTATGAAACAGTATATGAGGATGTAGACTTTTTTCCAGTGATAGGTTTTGGTTTATTATATAATTATTTATTCCAAAATGAGCCTAGTGGTTTTTATGTATGTGGTGATTCAAATTGTGTTCCCATGTTTTTAAATGCTGAAGGTCAAGAGCAAAGCAATACAAATATTTGTAATAATGTTGTAAATAGTCTTTATAATAGTTTATATGAAGAATCTAATTTAAGTGGTGTGACAAATGGTTCCGCAATTTTCCCAACAACTATATCAAATAGTGCTTTCACCTCTACATGGTTACAATATCAAACAACGATAGAGGATGAATCAATATTATCGTTATTAAATGATAATAAGATAAAAATAGGGTTAAAAATAAACAATACTTGTGGTGATATTTGTATTTTATTAGATAACATAAAACTAAATAAAATTTGCACTACGGTAAAAGAACGAAAACTATTTGTAACATCATCACCTGGGTTTGAGTTAGATAAAATAAGAGATAATAAAAAATCTTGGGTTAGAAATGATACTTTGGTTAATAGAAATTTTGAAATTTTGAATGCTAATTCTTTTAACCCTATTAGACAAACAAATTATAACGTTGAAGACGATAGGTTAGTAATAAACACAAAAGAAATTGATTTAGATATTAGTTTAGCTTCAGCTATAGTTACAGATGTTTGGTGTTATTTAGTAGATAACCCTTGTTTATTAACTGGTTATACTTATTGTGACCCATGTTATCAATGTTCATATAAACAATTCCAAGATTTTGAATGTGTTGAGTTCCAAGATGACATACCTTATGAATTCCAAGATGGGGATACAAATTTTGGTGGTGGTAATTTAGTTGTTTTTCAAAACTCAAATATTTGTCAATATATTAACACAATAAGCGCAACAACTTACGGTTCTTTTGATACAGCATACACAGGGTCTATTTCTTCTTCATATGGTATTTTAGGTACTTTATTTTATAAAAGCGGTTTAACTGGAAATCTACCATACACACAATACTCTAGTGGTATCTCGGACTCAACTAATGTTATTGTTTCTGAAAATATTTTAGTTAATACAGGTACCCTTTGGGGTAATGGTAGGTTAAATAACGCTGGTATTTGGGCGACAGCTGGGGCTGCAAACCCTAATTTACCAACAAATGAGTGGATTGGTTTTTCTAAATGTATTGAATTACCAACATCAGGTGTTTATTCAATTGGTCTTGCAGCTGATAACAGGGTTAAGCTTAAGATTAATGGGGAGTTATTTTATTTTGCTAATGATGGTTTAATATCAACAAACTTTACTCACTGGAGAATATTTGAAGTAACACTTAGCGGTGGAACAAACGTAATTGAAATGGAAGGTTATAATGATAACTCAAACGCATCGTTCGCTGCCGAGATTTATCAAGCAGATATTAATACTTTAGCTGCTATGACTGGAACGACTCAATTATCAGGTGTTACGATATTTACAACAAGAGATTTCAGATATGAAACAAACGGAAATATACCTATTGAATTTGATTTGGGTGAAACTTCTGGTTATTCATGTCCAACAGGGTATTTCTTGAACACATGTGTTTTACCATATACTTGCGACCAAATAATATATTCTGCTTGCCCACCAACAGTTTCAGTTAGTTGTTGTGGTGATAATCAAATAAAATTTGATAATCTATTATCTCAACCATTATCTGGTATAACAGTAATTGAAGATTTCGAATATTATATTTCTTCAGAATTAATCGATGCTAAAAATAGACAAACAATATCTTCTTACCCAACGCTTAGAGCACTGTATGAAAGATATATGAACAGTTCAGCTTATTGCGGTACACAAAGCTCAGGATTTGACTATTTTTCAATGGATAAATTTGCTAATTTAGTTGGTGATTATTGGGTTGATATTATTGAACAAGTTATTCCATCTACAACAATTTGGGGTAGTGTTAAAATATATTCAAACAATATATTCGACCAACAAAAATTCAAATATAAAACTCACTCAACTTTATTGTGTGAAAACCCTTTCTTGGGTGTTTTAGTACCAAGCCCAATTAATTGGACCATTGGTCAAACACAATTTGTTGATGTTTCAATAACAAAACTACAAACACCTTTTGAAAACAATGTAAAAATTGTTTACGAATCACCAACAATATGTAACGAATTACATGTTGTACAAATGAACTTTGGTTCTGAATTTATTGGGACTGTTAATGTTGTAGATTCAAACACTTATTTATGTGAAACACAAACATCAGTAATAACTGAGTGTTTCTTAACTGCATCAATATCATTAACTGGTTTTAGTGCGTCAGCAATTGTTATCGGAGCTAATGGCCCGATAAATTATCTTTGGAGCAACGGAGATACCAACCCAACAACTACATTTAGTAGTTTAGGTGTTTATTCTTTAGAGGTTACAGACGATAGTTGTTGTTCTTACATAGTGTCGTTTGAAATTCCAACACTTAAAGCTTGTTGGTATTCATTACCTGATACTATTAGTTGGTTAGAAAATGGTTTCAATGTGTTTGGTGTACCAAGCTATATCTATACATTAGAGTCTATGGTTATTAACGGTACTGAACAAATGATTGGTACCCCACCAAGTTATACGTTAACTAGTGATATTTTAAACACCTTCTCAACTCCAACTGGCCCATCATATACCAACTTTGTTGAGTTTTTAAACAACGCATTTGTTGAGTTAGGTTTGATAAATTACAGGGCCCAAATTTCATTATATAATACTGAAAACCCTTTTGATGACAACGAGTATAAAGGTTTCTATATAGTTAGACCAGAAGTAGATATCTTTAATTTGTATATTGGTGAAATTGGTAATGTCGATACTATATTTACTGAAAGTGGTTTAGGGAATTTCCCAGCTTATAGGTTTAGTAATTGTGCTGGAATAAGATTAACAAATGGAATCGTTAATGAATAATGGAAAAGATAATTAGAAAAAACAGAGAACGAGAGAATAGAGGTGTTTTAAAAGATTTTTTTGATTTACCGATTTCAATACAAAACGATTTTTTTGTCATCAAAAAAACTTTTCAGGAAGAATTTGGTGATAGCTTAAATCTATGTGTTTTTGGTAGTTTTTATTGGGGCTTTTGGGATGATTTATCAGATTATGATTTAAAAATTGATTACGTATTCAACAATTTTAAACCAGATTCAAGAATTGAAAAAATAAAAGAAATAAAAGAAAAACTAGCTGAAATACTAAATAAAAAAATTGATGTGTTAATAATGCGTGGTGATAACGGAATTTTAATTCCTTAGCTATATTTATAAATAAAAAGAAAATGATTTTAACTAGCAGAGAAATTTATTCAGGTGCAAGTCGTTACGACTTAATTCATATTGTTGTAACTGGAGATACAACTCAAAACCCAAGCGGTAGTTCTTTTGCTATCCCTATTGGTTTTATTATAGATTTAATACCACCAAACACTGGAACTACACTCCCAGATACTTATTGGGTATCAGGTTCTACTGGTGTTAATTCACTAAAAACAATAAATGATACATCGATAGATGCCACGGGTGATTATTCATTAGCCGAAGGTAGTAACACAACAGCGATTGGTATGTCAAGTCATGCTGAAGGTAATAGCACAACAGCGGGTGGTATCAACAGCCACGCTGAGGGTGATAGAACAACAGCTAGTGGTAACTCAAGTCATGCTGAAGGTAATTTATCGGTAGCGATTGGTGATGCAAGCCATGCTGAAGGTTTTGCAACAAGAGCAAGCGGTGTTGGTAGCCATGCTCAAGGTTTTTCAACAATAGCTTCAGGTTCATCAAGTCATGCTGAAGGTACGAACACAAGAGCAATTGGAATTGCTAGTCATGCTGAAGGTAACCATACAATAGCGAGTGGTGACAATAGTCATGCTGAAGGTGATAGAACAATAGCTAGTGGTGATTACAGTCACTCTGAAGGTAGTAATACAGATGCTTTAGGTAGGGCAAGTCATACTGAAGGTGCCAACACAATAGCTGGTGGTGATTATAGTCATGCTGGTGGTATTAGTTCTATTGCAAGTGGTAACACTAGTTTTGTACACGGTAGTGGTAGTACAGCTGTTGGTAATGGAACTATTGTTTTGGGTGATAACATAATAGGAAACACCCCAAATACAACTTATGTTAATTTATTAAATATAAAGGAATTGGCTAGTGGTTCTAGTATAATTAATTTGGGGTTAGATATAAATGGATATGTGGTAGTTGGCTCAAGTGGTGGTACCTCAACTGGTAGTACAACATTTAGTGGTGGTACTATTAATGGCCCAACTATTTTCACAAATGGTCTAACTGCAAACACATTTAGCGCGACAACATACTTAGGTTTGCCTCTGGATATAATGGTTACAGGTGGTACATATTCGGCTGGAACAGCCGTGTTTACTAACAATACAGGTGGTACCTTTGACGTTGCTGGATTTAGTACTGGTGGAACCTCATATTGGACATCTGGTTCAACTGGTAATTTCTCTTTGAAAACAATAAATGATACATCGGTAGATGCTACAGGTAATTATGCGTTAGCTGAAGGTCGCGCTACGTTAGCTTCTGGTCCTATTAGTCATGCTGAAGGTAATAGTACACTAGCTTCTGGTCAATCAAGTCATGCTGAAGGTCAAGAAACAACAGCTAGTGGTTTAGCAAGTCACGCTGAAGGTGGTAACACAACAGCTATTGGTGTTACAAGTCACGCTGAAGGTCAGCTAACTATAGCCCAAGGTGATGGAAGTCATGCTGAAGGTAGTGGTACAACAGCGAGTGGTAATTTTAGTCATGCTGAAGGTAATTTTACAGTAGCCTCTGGGACAAGTAGTCATGCTGAAGGTCTTAACACAAGAGCTGGTGGTATAAGAAGCCATGCTGAAGGTAATAGTACAACAGCTAGTGGTATTAATAGCCACGCAGAAGGTGGTGGTTCAATAGCCTCTAATTTTAACTCCCACGCTGAAGGTGGCGACACGACAGCGAGTGGTATAGCAAGTCATACCGAAGGTGTTTTTACAGTAGCGTCTGGGATAAATAGTCATGCTGAAGGTTCGGGTACAACAGCTAGTAGTTTTCAATCACATGCTGGTGGTTGGGGGTCAATTGCTTCAGGGACAAATAGTTTCGTCCATGGAAGTGGTTCAACGGCTAGTGGTGATAATAGTTTTGCGGAAGGTAATACTACAACAGCTAGTGGTATTAATAGTCATGCAGAAGGTCAACTAACTATAGCGACTGGCACCACAAGTCATGCGGAAGGGCTTTTAACACTAGCAACTAATCAAGCAAGCCACGCTGAAGGTACAGCAACAACATCTAGTGGGCAATCAAGCCACTCTGAAGGTCAATCTACAACAGCAAGTGGTAATTTTTCACACGCTGAAGGTAATTTGAGTATAGCTAGTGGTACGTCAAGCCATGCAGAAGGTAATAGAACAGTAGCTTCTGGGTTAAGAAGTCACTCTGAGGGACAACAATCAACAGCGAGTGGTTTAATAGCCCACGCTGAAGGTTTTACAACAACAGCAAGTGGTGATTACAGTCACTCTGAAGGTGGTTTTACATTAGCTTTTGGTCCTTTTAGTCATGCTGAAGGTAGTAGCACAACAGCAAGTGGTGACAATAGTCACGCTGAAGGTGATGGTACTATAGCTAGTGGTAATTACAGTCATACTGAAGGTTTTTCAACAATAGCGAGTGGTAATACATCTCATGCTGAAGGTAATACTACAACAGCGGGTGGTGATTTTAGTCATGCTGAAGGTAATTTTACAGTAGCTTCAGGTGCGTCAAGTCATGCTGAAGGTCAAGAATCAACAGCTAGTGGTCCTTTCAGCCATGCTGAAGGTGCTAACACAACAGCAAATGCTCAAGCAAGTCATGCTGAAGGTCAAGTCACGGTAGCTAGTGGCGATTACAGTCATGCTGAAGGTAATTTTACAGTAGCCTCTGGGACAAGTAGTCATGCTGAAGGTCTTAATACAATAGCAGGTGGTATAAGAAGTCATGCTGAAGGTACTAGTACAACAGCTAGTGGTACTAATAGCCACACAGAAGGTAGTGGTACAACAGCTAGTGGTATATCAAGTCATGCCCAAGGTAACCATACAATAGCTTCTGGTAATTTTAGTCACGCTGAAGGTCAATCTACTATAGCAAATGGTGATTTTACCCACGCTGAAGGTAATGCTACAATAGCTAGTGGTAACTTTAGTCATGCTGAAGGTAGTGGTACAACAGCGAGTGGTAACTCAAGTCATGCTGAAGGTAATTTATCGGTAGCTATTGGTGATGGAAGCCACGCTGAAGGTGATTTTTCGACAGCGATTGGTGAATTTAGTCACGCTGAAGGTGGTAGAACAACAGCGAGTGGTATCAGAAGTCATGCCGAAGGTAGTAGTACAACAGCGGTTGGTGATAGAAGTCATGCTGAAGGTAATAGAACGACAGCTATTGGTTTTGTTAGTCACGCTGAAGGTGGTAACACGATAGCGATTGGAGATGCTAGTCACGCTGAAGGTAGTCAAACGATAGCGAGTGGAGAATCTAGCCATGCTGAAGGTTTTTCAACAGTAGCAAATGGTCCTGCAAGTCATGCTGAAGGTGATAGTACAACAGCGATTGGTGATAATAGCCACGCTGAAGGTAGTAACACAACAGCGAGTGGTGTGTCAAGTCACGCTGAAGGGCAATTAACAGTAGCAAATGGTGATTTTACCCACGCTGAAGGTAATGCTACAATAGCTAGTGGTAACTTTAGTCATGCTGAAGGTAGTGGTACAACAGCGAGTGGCGATTACAGTCATGCTAGTGGTAATAAAACAACAGCTAGTGGTCTAGCAAGTCATAGTGAAGGTAGTAGTACAATAGCTTCTGGTAATTTTAGTCATGTTGAAGGTAATTTATCGGTAGCTATTGGTGATGGAAGCCACGCTGAAGGGCTCAATACAACAGCAAGTGGAATTGCTAGTCATGCTGAAGGTAGTGGTACAACAGCGAGTGGTAACAATAGTCATGCTGAAGGTAGTGGTACAACAGCAGTTGGTGTTGGAAGTCATGCTGGTGGTAGTGAATGTGTTGCGAGTGGTGATACTAGTTTTGTACACGGTAGTGGTAGTACAGCTCTTGGTGAATCTACAATAGTTTTAGGGGATGCTATAACAGGAACATCAGCGAATACAGTTTATGTAGCACCATTGGTTTTAGCAAGACTAACAACAGCACAAATAACCGCATTAACAGCGGAAAACGGTATGATGGTTTACGATACAACAACTAATAAATTTAGGGGGTATGAAAACGGTGCTTGGGCAAATTTGATATAATATGCCAGAATTAATTAAAAATATAGAAGCCTATTCAGTTGATATTTTATCAAATGATATTACATTGGTTAAAAGTGTCTCAGGGGAAATCCAACAGGAAGACTATATAAATATGGGTGGTTTTATAGGTTATCTACAAAACTTAAGTAGAGCTGAAAAAACATCAGCACTAACAAAACCATTGTTATATGGTTTAAAAAACACTAAATTTTTACCGATTAAAACTTTAAATATAGATTACTAATGAGGTACCAAGAACTGATATATATACAAAATGAACATAGTGGTGTTAGAAATAAAGATATTTTAAATGTCAATATGAGTTCCGATATGTGTATTTTTCGCGCACCAGAATTCGAAATAAGTGGTGCTAGTAAAATAGATTGTAGTTGTAGTTGCACACCAGATTACACCTTATTAGAAGGTGGTATTTGTCAGTTTGTTGAAATAACTGGTGCAACTATAAATGGTACTATTTTAACCGCTTATACTGGTTCTGTGTCAACTGGATACGATAATTTAGGTACCAAATTTTTTAATCAAGAATTAACAGGTGTTTTACCATACACCCTTACAAATGCAGGTGTGTTAATCGATGGTAATTTAACAACCATTTCTGAAGATATTTTAGTTAATACAGGTAACCTTTGGGATTCTAATGGTTCATCTAGTAATGGTAGGTTAAATAACACTGGTATTTGGGCAACAGCTGGAGCTCCATTATCAAACGAACCAGTTGGTTCGTGGATTGGTTTTTCTAAATGTATTGAGTTACCAACATCAGGTACTTATTCGGTTGGTCTTGCCGCTGATAACTTAACTAGATTTAAGATTAACGGTGAATTATTTTATACAGTAACTGGGTCAACTTCTACAGCTTTTCAATATTGGTCAATATTTGAGATAACTTTAAGTGCTGGAACAAACGTAATTGAAATGGAAGGTTATAATATTAGTGGCCAAGCTTCGTTTGGTGCTGAAATTTACCAATCTACAATTAGTAATTTAACTGGGTTAACAACAACTAGTGATTTAGATAGGTTTACTATTTTTACAACAAAAGATTTTAGGTATGAAACAAATGGAAATTTCCCTGTTGAATTTCAATTAGGAGATTTATCTGGGTATTCATGTCCAAGCGGGTATTTTTTAAATACTTGTGGTACTGGCTTTACTTGTTCTATTTTAATAGAAAGTGGTTGTACAATTCCAACAGGTGAGTATTATGTAATAAATGACGAAACAACAATACCCTTTGATTTTAATTTTACTGGTAATGTGGAAACATTCTCAGCAAACAACGCGACTTTTAATTATGAAGTCTACAAATTTAATGCAAATTCTCAAACATTTACACTGCCACCTATTTATAAATCAGAAAATTTTGAATATTCTGGGTTTAGTAGCACAAGTGCAATAACACAAAACATCCCAGTTAATAGTTTAGGTTTAGATGGTCAATATTTGATAAAAGGTTATTATAAATTCAATGCTTGTACTAACTTTCTTAATAAATTAGGAAAAACTGTTAATACATTATCTTTTATCAAAGGAAAAGAATATGATTTATATGATGAAGATTTAGATTTTTATTTCACAGCTTTTAAAGGAGCTGATAAACCCATAATTTTAAATAACGGAACCAATTCTCCGTCAGCTAACAAACTTTTTCAACAAACAATTTTACCCGAAGATAACCAGACTAATATAATCATAACAAATAGTTATGATGGTTATTTTATTTTAACTTCAAATGGGATTGTTTTAACCCCAACATTAGATTTTACATTTACTGGTAATGTTGTCACTCTAATCACACCAGCTACAAGTGGCGATGTGATAACAGTTTCTTACACAACACTTGGTGGTGAAACAAGATTAATGGGTGATAACATCTACATTACATCACCTATAGTTAGTGGGGTAACAGGTAATCAAGGTTCTGGTTCTACGTATTTTAACACTGACGAAGGAAAATATGAAATATACACTTCAATAACACCTGAAGATGGTGGGGATATCCTAGTTATGATTAATGGTGTCGTGTTAGCGACTGGTATCGATTTTTATCAATCAATTTCTGACTCTAAGAGAATAATCCTTGTGGGTGACCTATTAATCGGTGATGAAATAGCTATTGTTTATTTTCCAATTACCAACACTGTGAACGGGTTACTAACTAATAGGCCAACTATTTCGTGGGAGATAGAAACAGAACCACAATTAGTTAATGGTTTGTTTACCCTAGAAGTAAGTACTGGTAACACTTTTACTACATTATATAGTGGTATGACCCAACCTTATGTCGTTGGTCAAACGGGTTATTATGATAGATTTATTGCTCAGGGTGAAATAGGTACAATATTATATTATCGAGTCAAAAATGAAAAAAATTATATTAATTTATGTGGTAGTGTGATGAATGATATTAAATATAGTGATATCATTCCGATAACAATTCAAACTAATTCAATAAATTCTTATTAATATTGACTATTCGATATTTATAATTAAAATTAAGTTAAAACAATATATTTATAAAATATGAGTTACATTATTAACAGCACAGACCCATTCGTTAGCATCAAGTTAACAGAAAAAGGAAGAGAACAATTGGCTCTAGGTCAACTTAATTTCGCGTTTTGGGGAGTTGGGGATTCTGAAATAAATTATGGTAGAGAAGCAATAGTTGATGCAAACCCAACTGATGTAACACTTTCTGCTAGTAGTAAAGTTTTAAGACCAGTTGACCGACAACCAAATATTAAGTATTTTATCACACCTAGTAATTCTAATTCTCAGTATCAATTAATTGATGCCTCAAATATGAACGTAGTTAAGGCTATAGTTAATAATGGAGCTATCGAAAGAGGGTTTTTTTCAGCTGGTACTTCAGCATATACAACAAACTTAAGTGATGATTTAACACCATACAACCAAGTGATAAATAATTCTGGGATTACGGGTAGTACTGAAATAGTTGTAACTAATTCTGGTTTAATTTCAGTAGGAGATTATATTCTATTCAAACTTAGTAACGATGTCTTAGGACCTCTCCCAACTAATAATACGATAAGTGCTATACCAAATTTATGGTTTAAAGTACAAGGTATCGTTGGTACTACTTTAACACTAGATAGAAATCTACCGAATTATTCATCGTTTACTGGAACATCGAGTTTTATTATTTATAAAGGTGGTGAAGTTTATGAAACAATTGGTTTAGGTAACACTACGGCTTATTGGGATTCTGGTACTTTATCCTTTAATTCAAATGTTAATGTTACATGTCATGATGTACCAGTTTGGAACATGAACAATGTTTGGTGTGAGAACATGGCTGGAATGAGCGCAGCTACACTTTATGAAGATTATACCAAGTTTGGTTCTTATCAATATTTAGGAACTAAAAACCCATATTTAGAATATTTGTGTGAAAACAGCGCAAATACGGTAAACTTCAACTGTAATGGTCCAGGTATAAGCTATCCCGATGAAGTAACCAAATCAGTTTCAATTATTCATTATACAAACAACACTATTTCAAATAATTATGGTGAATTTTTATTTGTCGATGCAACCAACGATAAAATAGTTAAAGTTCATATACCAAACCTTATGTACCATAGAAGTGGTTTTGCCACTGGCAGTGGTACTACGATGGGTATGACATTTATAGCTTCAGGTGCAACACAATTTATCGGTGATAGTGATATCCAATATATCGATTTAATTGAACACCCAGATAATATTTTATCAGGTAATACTTCTTTGATTGTTGGTAAGGTATTACCACAATATAAGATGGTTATTTTTGATGACGATGAAATAGTCGCTGCTATTTCATATAAATCTAACAGAAATTGGACTTTACCTGAATTAGCTGCAAATATTGTAGCTCCAAGCGGTGGAACATCAACAGGTGTTTTAGCACCTAATAAAACAATTTATTTAACATACAGTCTTGAAAATTCAGGAATAACTAGTGGGTTAACAAGTAGTTTACCTTGTCAAAACTATGTAAAGGTGACAAATAATACATCAACTGGAAAGGATATAACTTTTAGAATAGCAACAACTGATTTACTTCCATACATGCGAAAAATTGAAGATGTTTCTTATGATGGTTATGGTTTTTATGGTGATACATTTAGATTATTATATCAAATTGTTGATGATTCAACAACAAGACCAGATTCAGGTGCTTGGAAATCATATGATTTCACATCTACTGGTATAACAACGACTACAGGTGAAACAATCGACCCAATTTTATTAGAAAGTCAAACCCCAGGAGGTTTCGATTGTGGTGTTTCAACTGGTTTCATATTAGATTTAATAAAAGATGGGTTATCAACACCGTTTAATTTAATCCCATTATTAAATATGGCCCCAAACAACCAACCAAATAATTTACAATTTGGAGATGAAAGATTTTTTTATGGAAACATAGAAACATTCATTGGTGCTACAATTTATAAAACAATTTTCGATGTAAGGGTTAATGGTAGTCAATTTGACACAACAACCAACCCTACTAGAAGTTCTGACCCAACAACCAACCCACCATTAATAAGAATTAGTGATGTGGGAATTTATGATATAAGTCAAAATTTGGTTTGTATTGGTAAACTTAGCACACCAGTTAAATTGGTCGCTGGCAACACTATAATGCTTGAATTAAGCATGGATTTTTAATTAAAACAATATGGGATTTATTACATCAGCAAACACACTTTCATTAATAGCTAAACTAACGCCACTAGGAAGACAAAGAATTGTTTCAACAAACAATTCTTTGATATCATCATTTTCTTTAGGTGATTCAGATGCAAATTATAACGTACCTTTATTTTTGATAAACGGGCAAATACCAACTATTTCTGGTAGTAGAGGTGCTACATCATCTATTAGCAATAGTAGTTCACGAGCTATTTCTATGAAAAGTCAGTTGTTTGTAAACACCACTGGCTCTTTAAAAAAATCGGTAGAAAAACAATCTTCATTTATTTCATTAGAAACTATACCAAATGGGGTGATAACTTTAGATTATAGAAATTTAACTAGAAATTTAATCGATAGAGATAATTTTAATTCAGATAGTTTGGTTAATTTATTCTATTCTTTTGGTTTACCATTAAACACAATTCAAGATACTATTTTTTCTGGTACCCCTTATTCAAATGGTGGGTATTCAGATACAGCATTAAGCGGTATTGCACAAACAAATATATTAGTCATTGGAATTAATAATTCAAACTACGGGGAAACTATTGATGGTAAAACAATAAGAGTCGAACTACCAACAACAGGTGGAACCTACACTATTTATAGTACTTTTCAAAATAAAGGTCTGTCAAGACAAACAGAAGATGCGAATATAAGAGATTCTTCAAGAATAACATCACCATTTGGTGATAATATTGCGATGCTTGTTTCTGACGATATAATGAGACCAAATGGTGGTTCCCCTTCATTAAGTTGGAGTACTGGTTTTGGTACAATCAAACCGTTCAGTGTAAACGCTAAAGAACTTTACAATTTACAAACAAACACAAACCTTGGTCTTACAGCTGATACAGTTGTTGGAATAGCTTATTTAGATAAAGGATTTTTGGTTATTACTAACCAAGCAATTGTAAATAACTACACTCAAGATTTTAGCTCAGCAACTACGGTAACTCTTAATAGTGTTTCAACAGCTATTTACCAAAACATTACATGTTTGGCCAATAGAGGTGAATTTGGTTCTTCATTAAATTCGACTTTTTCTAGTTCTGATACACCTAGAATTAGTGAAATTGGTTTATTTGACGATTTGGGTAATTTAATTGCTTTAGCTAAAACTGACCGTCATGTTACCAAGAACGTTAATGAATTTAAAGCTTTCAATATAAAAATTAATCTTTAACCATTTACCTTTTACACTATCTAACTAGATTGATACAAAAAGAAATATGGAAAAATTAAATAAGGGTGCTATCGATAACGTAAGCTACATTCTTTCACTAGATGTTTCAACTTCAACAATAGGGATTTCATTATTTGAAGACTTAGGTGATAAAGGTGAATTAAAACTTTTACACCATGTTAGTCCTAAAGTAAAACCACAACCAGAAACCAAAATGGAAGAGTTGTTTAGGAAAGTTGAGATTTTTGAAAAAGAATTCCTTACTAATTATACTGATTTTGGTATTACCAAAGTGATAATTGAGGAACCTCTTCTTCAATCAAACAATGTTTACACAATAGCAACTCTTTTACGTTTTAATGGTATGATATCAAAATCTGTTTATGACACTATTGGGGTTGTACCAGACTTCATATCTTCTTATGATGCTCGTAAGTATGCCTTTCCAGAATTAATGGGTGTTAGACGCTTTAAAAAAGACGGTACACCCTTAGCTGAAAAACAGATAGCAAAAAACACACCAGTTTTATTTGGGGAATATGATTTTACTGTAGATAAAAAATATGTGATTTTTGAGAAAGTTTGTGATTTAGAACCACAAATAACTTGGTTCTATGATAAACACAACAAACTTAAAAAAGAAAATTTTGATATGAGCGATGCATATGTTTGTGGATTAGCTTATATGAAAAAACAAGGTCTTTGGAAATAAGTTTAAACTTGTGCTTTGAGAATTTTTTAGTATATTTGCGATATGTCACATGTGCTATTAGTCGATATTCTTGAAGGTTTCCTTGGTGAACATAGAAAACATAACGAAGATTCTGGTCAAGTTTCTTTTGATTGTCCAGCTTGTTCAGAAGATAAAGGTCTGATAGATAGTGGTGATGGAAAGGGTAATTTAGAAATAAATTATGATAAGGGGGTTTTTAGGTGTTGGAGTTGTCACGATGTTAACAACATGCATGGTCCAATACTTAAACTCCTTAAACGTTATGGTTCGCCTAAAAATACTAGGGATTACTTACTTGTTAAACCTGACGCTAATATTATATCGAATAGAGAACGAGAAAAAATAATAGTAGAAATACCTGAAGGGTATAAAGAGTTGTCAAAATGTACAGTTAAAGACTATAAATCAGATGTAGCTTTAGATTATTTACACAAACGTGGTATTACTGATGAAATAATTAAAGAATTTAAAATAGGGTATACGATAAATGGAGATTATAATAACAGAGTAATCATACCATCTTTTAGTTCAGACGGAGTTCTTAATTATTTTGTTGCGCGATGGTTTTTAAATAAGAAAACTGGGTTAAAATATTTAAACCCGCAAGCTGAAAAAGAAGAAATTATTTTTGGTGAAAGTAAATTAAATTTCGATTCAACAATATACATAGTTGAAGGTGTTACCGACCATATTGTTACACCAAATTCAGTTCCTTTATTAGGAAAATATATAAATGATAAATTAATAGAAATGCTACACGATAACGCTATGGGTTTTATTGTTATAGTTCTTGATGGTGATGCTTTTGAGGATGCTAAAAATTTATACCAGAAACTAAACTTTGGTGATTTGATGGGGAGGGTGAAAATTGTTTCGTGCCCAGATGGTTACGACCCATCAAAAATTCATCAATTGTTAGGTGCCAAAGGAATTACTAAATTATTAATGGGTGCTAGGTTCCTAAAAGAGTCTGAGGAAAGATAATAGTTGCTAATTTTATCAAAAAAGAGTATCTTTAGATATGTCTAAAATTCAACAATGGGTTGGGCCTGTATATTTAGAGCCTATCCAACATAAATACCATCATAGAGAAACAGGTAAGATATATAAATCTGTTACAACAACATTATCTTCGATAGAACCGCATTTTGACGTGGAGGGTGTTTCAATGGCTATATCTAAACAACCTGACAAGGTAAAACAAGAACGTTATATAGGTCTTTCCCAACAAGAAATAATTGACTATTGGCAAATGCTAAATGATGATGCTAATATATACGGAACCAATGTTCATAATATAGTAGAAAATTATTTATTAGCTAATAAATGGTATTTTCCACCAGATAATGATGAAGGAGTTTTTGAACAAAAAGTTATTGATGGTTATGATGCCTTAAAAATAGATGAAGGGGTTGCTATGTGGCCTGAAAGAATCTTATTTTCAAGCGAATATGAACTGGCTGGAACATCTGATTTAATAATTGATATTAATGATATTTTCTTCGATGTGGGTGATTATAAAACAAACAGAGTGTTTAATTTTTTTAACCCATATGGTTATGAAACATTGTTAAAACCTTTTGAACATTTACAAGCGTGTCAATGGTCTATTTATACGCTACAACTTAGCGTATATGCCTACTTATATGAACTAGAGTTTCCTAAAAGAAAATGTAGACAAATATACGTTTTATATTGGGATAAGACTTTAGAAGAATTCAAAAAGATACAAATTATGTATCTAAAAAAAGAAGCTAAACAAATTATTGAAATGCATTATTACAATGTGATGAAAAATTCGTAAAGAATCTGGTGTGTTAAACTTGTTGTGATTTTCGGTTTTTTTAGGTATATTTGTAAAAAAAACTAAAATGCCAATAAAAAAGGTAATACATTTAGCTGATATCCATATCAGAACGTATAGAATGCATAGTGAATATAAAGAATCGTTTATAACACTATTTGATGAAATAACCAAAGCTATTGAGGGTTATCAACGAGATGAAGTTCGTATAATAATAGTTGGTGATTTAGTTCATCAAAAAATTATCATATCAAACGAGCAATTAATTTTGGGTACTTGGTTTTTAAGAAAATTAGAAGCTATAGCTCCTGTTGTAATAATTGCTGGTAACCATGATTTATTAGAAAACAATAAAGACCGTATGGATAGTATAAGCCCAATGGTTCAATTCCTCCCAAATGAAAATATAAACTTTTTTAAAGAGTCTAAATGTTATCTTGATGATAATATAGTATGGTGTGTTTATTCAATATTTGAAGAAAACAAAACCCCGAACATAGAAAGTGCTAGATTAGAATTTGGTGACGACAAAACGTATATTGGGTTATTTCACGCACCACTAATAAACGCCAAAACTGATATTGGTTATGAATTTGACCACGGAGCAGGGTTAGATATATTCGAAGGTTGTGATATGGTGATGTTAGGTGATATACACAAACGTCAAATTTTTATCCACAAACAAACCATGGAAGTTGATAAAGAAAACTTAGAAAGATATATAAAAATTGGTTGGGTTGTTGATGATGATAAGAACTCTGCAAAAATTAACATTAAAAAAGTAATACCAATATGTTATAGTGGTAGCCTTATTCAACAAGATTTTGGTGAAAACGTTACCAAACATGGTTTTCTTATGTGGGATATTGAAACCAAAACATTTACTGAGTATGATATCGAAAACAAATATTCTCTTTATCAATTTAAGATAAAGTCTTTAGACGATTTAGATGCTAATGCTGAAAAAATAACAAATTTATAATAAAAATAAAATGAGCGAAGAGACAACTGAAGGTAAGGGTGTTACAATAAAAGAGTTAAAAAATTTTTTAACTAGTTTACCCAAAGAATTTGATAATTTCGGAATGGTAAATGGAGAATATGCTGGAACCGAAGACGATGGTTTTTATGTGAGATTGGATAAACCAATTACGCATTTAGAAATAGATGAAAAAACTGGAGAATTTTTACTATTAAATCAATCAGCAGAAGAAGTAAATACAATTATCGATATCATAACTAAAACAGATGGAGATTCCAAAGGAAATAAATAATGAAATCTGGGATTATTGTAGGGTAAATAACATCACCAACGTTGATGCTTTTATTTTAAAACTAATCAAACAAGGGTTTACCATTGAAAAATTCGGTTCTGTTCCGATGACCAATGTTGTTGAGAAAATCATTGAAGTTGAAAAGATTATCGAAGTTCCGATTAACGTTAACGATAATGAGTGGTATAAAAAATTCAATGAGTTATTAGTTAGTAATGAAAAATTAAAAAATGATTATTCCTTATTATTAAAAAAAGGAGAAGAAACAAAAAAAGATTTATATGGTGAAAGATAGTATAGAAACAAAAATAGAAGTTTCACAATATGGTAAAATTCGAGTTATTTGGGATGATAGACCTGAAAATTATTCAAAAGCGAATAAAATAAGAATCAGAAATCATTTTGCAAATAAATATAATATTAGTAAGGATGATGTTAATGTAATTTATCGGCCAGTCACATTTAACTCCAAAGGTGAAGCTATTGAAATTACTGGTTCCAATATAGAAAATATAATGGATATCAACTACCAAAGAGCTTTAATGAAGGAGTTAATACTTAGAGATGGTAAACAGGTAGATTTCAATAGAATTATAGCCTTAGATGATAAAGTTAATAATGAATTAAATATCGATTTAACAATCTCTCAACATAAAAGATGGAGTGTAAAATGGATAATGGTTGATAATTTTTTATCATTTGGTGAAAACAATTTTTTATCTTTTAGCAAACTAAAAGGGCTTACGGTTGTTAATTCTATTCCTGGAAATCAGGGTGGGAAAACAACAATAACCATTGATGCTATAAAATTTTTATTGCATGGAACAACAACAAAAACTGATAAAAATGAAGATGTTTTTAATATTTTCACGGATAAAAATTTGTTGGTCGTGAGAGGAATGATTGAAGTAGATAATGAGGAAATTATTATTGAAAGAAAATTGAGGCGTAGTGCCAATAAAAGCGGTGGGTGGACCGTAACTAATAAAATAAACTACTTCAAGATATTACCTGACGGTGAAGAAGAAGTATTGAATGATGAAGACGCTAAAAAGACTACTATAAAAATAAAAGAAACTATTGGTAGTGAAAAAGATTTCGAGATGTTGGTTTTGGCAACTGAAGCAAATCTAGATGATTTAATTGGGTTAACAACAACTGAGTCTGGTAAGACCTTAACTAGAATGATTGGTTTGGAAGTTATCGAAATGAAAGAAGCGATAGTTAGAACCATGTTTAATGATTTTTCTAAAAAGAAGAAATCAAATGAATATGATGTTGTCTCATTAACCAATGATATAGTACAACATGAGGATAATATTTTAAAAGGTGAAAACCTTGAAGAGCTTTTAAGAACTAGATTATCTGAAACAAAAAATGAAATTGGTGTTTTAAATCTAGAAAACGACAAGTTATTAAATAGCAAATCAAAAATCGATGTTGAAATCTCAACACTAAATCCTTCTAAATTAGAAGAAGAAATTTCTGTTTTGATAACTAAAGGTATTGATTTGAAAAAGCAAATGGATGAGTTAGCTTTGAAGATTGCTGAAATTGGTTTAATAAATTTTGATGAAGACCTTCATCATTCATTAACGAAATCTTATTCAAAATCTCTTGGTGAAAAAATTGTGAAAGAATCTGAAATTAAACGTCTGGAGCTCGTGGTTCAAGGTTTAGTCGATGGGGGTGTTTGTCAATCTTGTAATCGTAAACTCGATGATGTTGATAACACTGAACATATTAATAAACATAATTTAGAAATTTCTAACGTAAATATTGAGTTAGTTAATGTAGAAACCCTTATAAATAATACCGAGATAGAGTTAAATAAGTTGAATCTTATAAAACAAAATGTTGATTCTAAAAATCGATTAGAGTTAAATAAAGACAGAATAGAAGTAGAGGTTAATGGTTTAAGAAATAATGTTGTTGGTAAAAAGAATGATTTAAAAAAATATAATCTTAATCTAGAGGGTATTGAGTTTAACAAAAGAGTTGAAATTGCCGTCTCTAAAGTTAAAACAGATTTAGTTGTTTTAGAACACACAAAAGATGAAACGATAACTAGAATTGAGCGAGTTGTTTCAGACACGAAAAACCAAAGGGATGAAATAGTTGTGAAAACAAAACTAATTGATGTTATTAAAAAAGAAGAAGAGGTTGATAGGATTTATAAAATTTATATTGAATTAGTTGGTAAAAAAGGCATCAGTAAATTAGTGTTACGTTCAATTCTCCCGATAATAAATTCTGAATTATGTAGATTGCTGGAAGATGTTTGTGATTTTGAAGTTGAGATATTTATAGATGACAAAAATGACGTTAAGTTCTTATTAAATAAAGATAACACCTCTAAACTTCTTAAATCTGGTAGTGGAATGGAAAAAACAGCCGCTAGTTTAGCTTTAAGAGCTGTTTTGGGTAAATTATCAACTCTACCTATGCCAAATTTCATAACTTTTGATGAGGTCCTTGGTAAGATAGCACCTCAGAACATTGATAAATTAAAAGGGTTATTTGATAAAATAAAAGACATGTATGATATTGTTTTTCTAGTAACTCACAATGATTTAGTCAAAGATTGGTCGGATAAAATAGTTACGGTTGTTAAAGAAAACAACGTTTCTAAGATTAATATATTTGGTTAATCCAATATAAGGTAGTACCTTTGTATAAATTGATGTAAAATGAAGTTTAGAAATTATTGTATAGTTATTATGGGGACCACCAAGGGTGTGCTTAGTGAAATCACTAAAATTAGTGAGGGTCAACCAAATGTATTAGATGCCAAAGGTATTCTAATCGCCACATTTTCTTCAATCGCTAACGTGGGTGAATTAACTGAATGGTTTATAGAGAATAATAGGAATTTTTTGCTTTTCGAGTTAAATGAAAAAAATTCTGGTTTCAACATATCAAAAATTGATATTCATGAGGGGTTATTTGGTTTTTTAAAAAGCTTGGATACCGATGAAATGGATAAGATGTTTACCCAAGGTTTGGAGGTGGAGTCAACAGTTGTTGAAAGTAAGTCTAAACCTTTACGTGATTCTTTAACAGAGAATAAATTAGATAGGGAGGAAATTGAAAAGATGGGGACCAAGGATAAGGAAAAGTTGTTGGATGAGTTGATAGAATCTGGGTTAGAAAATTTGTCGATAAAAGATAAAGAATTATTACCATTATTAACGAAATAAACCTCTAAAACACTTGACTTTTAGGGAAAAAAGAACTATATTTATAAAACAAAATAACGAAAAAGACGAATAGTATGTAAAATTAATGAGTAAAAAATATGTAAATTTCGATGTTGATGACAGCATTGCAAAATATTTTAAAGATGTAAGGAAATCAGTTATTTTAACTCCTTCTGAGGAATTAGAATTAGCTATAAGAATTAAAAATGGGGAACAATCTGCTATAGATAGATTAGTCAATTCAAATTTGAAGTTTGTTGTTTCGATAGCGAAAGATTATCAAGGCCAAGGGTTACCATTATCAGATTTGATAAATGAAGGTAATTATGGTTTAATAAAGGCGGCAACTAGGTTTGACCACACCAAAGGTTTTAGATTCATTTCTTACGCTGTGTGGTGGGTTAGACAATCGATTATTCAAAGTTTAAACGACAACGCTAGAATAGTGAGGCTCCCAGCCAATATAATAAACAAATTATCATATTTAAACAAAGAAATTATTAAATTTGAAGTTGAAAATGAAAGAGAACCAGTTTATGGTGAAATTTTCGGAAAAGACAATGAGATTGTAACTCTTTTACGTTTTCCAAAATGTGCTTCATTAAACGATTTGATAAATGAAGATGGTGATGAGCTTATTGAATTAATACCTTCAGACACTGAAGGTGAAGACGCTATGATTGTTGATGAAAGAATCAAAAACGAAATAAATAAAGCCTTGTCAGTTCTCTCTGACAGAGAGAGGGAGATAATTGAATCTTATTTTGGGATAAATAGCCGTTTCGAATCGATGACTTTAGAAGCAATCGGTGAACGATATTCTCTAACCAAAGAAAGAATTCGACAAATAAAAGAGAAAGCAATAAGAAAATTAAGACATAACGCCCATAATTTACATGGTTTGATTGATGAATAAAAAAGGGTAATTACCCTTTTTTTTTTTATTTTAGATATTTAATTAATACTTATATGAAGATAAAATTTAGTTATATAATGCTAGTTCTAGCGTTAGTTGTTGCTGGCTGTGCTGGTTATTTTTCTGTTTGGGGTTTAAGTCAATTATTCGCTGGTGCCAGTACTGCTGTTATAATAATGGCTAGTGGGTTAGAAGTTGGTAAAATTTTAACAACAACAGCTTTACATAAATATTGGAAAAAAATTGCTAGTGGTTTAAGGATTTATTTAACAATAAGTGTTGTTGTTTTAATGATTATTACCTCTGTTGGTATTTATGGGTTCCTCTCAAACGCTTACCAAACAACTGCTAATAAATTAGAAATTCAGAATGGTGAAATAACTGTTTTGTCTGGTAAACAAGATATTTTTACAAAGAGTATTGATAATAATCAAAAAATAGTTGAACAAAAAAACAAAAGAATAGACCAACTTTCAAGATTAAGAGATAACCAAGAAACACGTTTAGATAGTGCTGCTAGTAGTCGAAACAAGAATAACGCTAGGGCTGATATAAATAACGCTAATACAGAAATTCAAAAGTTAACTACTGATATTGATAATTTAAATTCTAATAATAATATTCTATCAGATTCGGTTAATAAATACATAACAAAAATTTTAGAGGTAAATGCAAACAGCGGAGTTGCTGCGGAAATTGGTCCCCTAAAATATATCTCTGAATTAACAGGTGTATCTATGGGTAAAATCGTTAATTTTTTAATATTGCTATTAATATTTGTATTTGACCCATTAGCCGTTGCTTTGATTTTAATAACAAATAGAATATTCGAAATCGAGTCTGAAAACAAAGTAACACCTGAATTGGCCCCTGAAGAAACACCTGAATTGGTCCCTGAAGTAACGCCTGAATTGGTCCCTGAAGAGACCCCTGAAGAAACTACTGAAGAAATCCCTGAAGAGGCACCTGAAGAAACTCCTTCAATAGCACCTTCAATAGCACCTTCAATAGCTCCCTCAGTAGTTCTTGAAGAAACACCTGAAACTCAACCTTGGGACTATAGGGATATGGATAAAATTATTGATTCGACTGAAGAACCAACGATTAAAAAAGTAACCAATAAAGTTAAATTGGAAGACATACGAGAAATAAAAGAAAGAGGATATTCGGTTAAGGTTCCTTTACCAAAAACAAATAATCTAATAGATAGATTTCAATAAAAATGATAATAGATGAAGAAACTTATAAGTTAGATAACACTAACTATGTACCAATAGAAATTAAAAAAACTAGAATAGTATTAGGCCACACATTCAATCATGATATGCGTCATTTTATCGGGTGGAAACATAGGTTTAATGGCCATTATAAGAAAACGGCTGCATTTACTATAAGTTCATCTGGAAAAATATTCAAACATTTTAACCCTAAGTTTTATTCGAAATATTTTAAACAATATGATTTAAACACTAGAAGTATCGTTATTTTATTAGAAAATGATGGTCACTTGATTAATGATTCTGAAAATAATCAGTTCATTACGTGGAATGGAGATATTTATAAGGACCAAACAAAGGTTGTTGAAAAGAAATGGAGAGCTCTAAATTATTGGGTCCCTTATTCTGAAGAGCAAATAGAGTCGGTAACCAATTTGGTTAAATCATTATGTGAAGAATTTGAGATTCCTTTATCGGCTATTAGTCATAACACTAAAGTTGAATATTTAGGCGGTTTTAACGGGGTGTTATATAAAAGTAACCTTGAAAAATATCATACTGATTTAAACCCTTCTTGGGATTGTGAATTATTTAAAAAAAACATAGAAAAAAAATGAAAGAAAAAATAAATGAACACGATATGACCAAAAATATGATGAATATCATTAGAAGTGGTTTTAAAGTTAAATTAGTTACTGAGAATGCTAACCAAGGTCAAACAGCACCATCACCGAGTCAAGGAGATAGTGGGGACACTATTGATGTTAGCAAAGGTGATGCAGTTTTTAATGATGAATATAAAAAATTATCTGAGATTGTAGACCCAAGTATTGAAATCACTAATTTCAAGATTTATGTTGTTGATAAAAATTGTGTTATAGAGGGGACTTTATTAAGTAACAAAGCAACTTTTAAAATGGAATTAACTACTGATGAAGCTTTAATCGACACTGGTAGTATTGGTTTAAATGATGACAATAATGAAATTTTGCGAAAACTCCAAGGTTACTTCAAGAACTGGAAGAATGAGTGGGCTAAAAAAATAACAACTGAATATAATCAAAGGCGAGACTAATGAAAAAAAGTAAAATCGATTTTAAAACAATTTTTATAATTATATTAAGTTTTGGTTTAATCTTAAGTTTTATTTTTGGTCAAAGAAGTAAGATTGATTATAAAAAAGATGAATTAAAAGGTCTTCATAAAAAGAATGAAGAGCTGAGTTCTAAAAACGATAGTTTACGACTTATCAACGGAGCCTTGGGTAAACAATTAGTTGAAGTAGATAAACAGATTCAAGCTAGTGAATCTTTATTAGTCAAAACAGAATTAAAATTAAATAATCTAAAGCAAAAAAGAAATGAAACATCTAATCGTGTTAATAAGTTGTCTCCTACTGGGGTTTCAATTGAATTGTCAAACTTTATTGAAAGACAGAAAAGTCCAAATCGTTGAAATAAATGGTGATTCACTTCTTCAACTAAGTATTGAAGACGGTAGAATCCTATTAAGGGCTGTTTTAGACGGTGAAATAGCTAATAGTTTAATACATGTTTATACAACAAGAGATAGTGTTAATAAATCAACAATAGGGTTATTGGAAGATAAAATAACTATTTTACAAGATAAGAATTCTAATCAAGTTTTGATAATCAATAATCTAGAAAACATAAAAAACAATAAAGATGGTGAAATTCTCATTTTAAATGATACTATCTTAACCCAAAAAAAAGATATTAGGAAACAAAAACTAATTAAAAAAATAGCTTTAATTGGGACCGTTGTTTTACCAGTTGCAACACTATTACTCATACTTGGCCTGAAATAAGGATAAATTTAGTATAATACAAAATAAAGCCCTACTAGGGTTTTTTTTGGTTTAATACATATATTTATATAGAAATACCAACATAATGAATTTAAAAGAAGACTTAACTAAATCCGATGTTTCCAAAGAAATAAAAATTTTTATGGGTACTAGTGAATTTGAAGCTAAAATTCAAAAGATAGTTAAGGATAGAATCAAAAATGAAAAGGATTTAGAGGATAAAGTAGTTGAAATAGCGAAAAATGTTGTTGTTCAACTATATAAAACTCTTTGGATAAAAAGAGCTACTTGGATGAATAATTTAACCAATAAAAGTAATTAAATGAAGAAAATAAAAATTACCGAAAGGCAAGCTAAAATCTTGGGAATTAAAAAAGGTACGAAGTCTTTGAAAGAGGATAAAATCTCTGTTGTCAAGATAACCAAAGAACAATATAATAGGATTTTTGCGTCTGGTTTAATAAAAGAAAACAATGTAAATCGAGTTGAACCAGAAGCTATTGCTAGTGATGGTTTCAAAAATGAAATAATTGAGCTCGTAAAATTTTTATATCGCGAGAATAAAGACTTATCACCATATTGGGAACAACATGGTTTAAGTTATGATGAAATTTGTAAAGTTTTAACTAGTAAAAATATCCTTATCAGTAAGAATGGTAAACATGAAATATCTAAATCTCTAGGAAGTCCAGAACAAGCTCTTAGCACTCTAGAATCGACTTTAAAGAGTTTGATAGGTGAAGATGAAGAAATAGAAACTGAAGCGGTAAACGTACCCTATGGAGCTGAGAATGACTCAAACGCTCCTGTCAACCAAGAAACAAATTATTCAAAACCAACAATACCAAATTCAGAACCGTTAAAGGTTATATTGTATAACCGTGAAATGGCTATATTAAAAGGTGCCGATGGTTCATATTATGCTTTCTTTTACGACTCAGTAGACCGAAACGATTTTGCTCAATATGCCGAACGAGAAGAAACATTGGTTGGGAAAGATGATACTGGAGACCCAGATATTGAATTTGGTGACTTTGAAATAAATAATGACGTAATACAAGGGTATGTCAACGATAATTTAGTTAATCTATCAAAAGGTGAAGGGTTACAAGCTTGGGAACAAGGTATTGATATTGTTAGGATTGATTCTGAATTAAAACAAGAATTGATTTCAATGTATGATAAGAATAAACAAATTTCAAACATATTAGGTTCAATACAAGAAAATTCTGACGAATTCTCTCAAGCTTTCGAACCAACAAAACAAGCTTTCGTTAAATCTCCAGAGGCACAAACACCAGAAAAGGCTAATATATTAGCAAAATTAAAATCTAATAGAAAAGGTGAAGAAGATAGAAGAAACGCTGAAAAAGACACACCATCAGAATTTGAAATTGATGAAACAACTACAGCTGCGTCTTCTGGGTCTTTTACACCACCATTAGGAATGACAAGAGGTAAATTAGATACTGGTGTTCCTGTCGTTCGTGAAACAACAACACAATCAGCTGGAAATTATCAATATGATGCAAACGCTTTACCAGGAATAAATAGAGATGGTTCTTTCAAAGAAACCAAACAAACAAAAGCTCAAAAAAACACTCAATGGGCTGGTGGTTCTTTTGTAGATTTTAATGATTGTACCAAATTAAATAACAAAGTAGCTGGAACTGGTTGTAGTCAGGGTGGTGTAGATAATGTTGTAAAACTAAAGAAAAGTAGTGGTAATATCAACGCACCATCACTTAAAAGCGGTAAATAATGACTTTAAACAAAACTAAGATATTTATTAATAAATTAACCTGAAATGAATAAGATGAAGATAAAAAATTACCTTACAGAAACTTTTATAAGTGAAGAATCTAGCCCAGCGATAGCTTTAAACACAAAGATTAGAAAAGATAATTCTAAGGTTAATAAAGCTGGAGTTAAAGCTGTTGAGAAAGATTCTTTAGATTACAATAAGAGTCTTAAACAAGACAAAGAAACTTCAAAGATGGCACCGAATAAATTCAATTATAATGATGACTTTGAAAATGAATATCATGATGAAATGGAAATCATGAATGGCCAAGAAATGATTCAATATGATAGAAAACCTAATTCTGAATTTATCAAAAGAGCTGAAGAAGCAATTGTTGGTAGTTCAAACATGGGTAATAACCCAGAATGGGCGAACGTTGTTCCAAAACAACAAGGGTTTGAAGGTCCTGATTTTGGAAAAAACTTGGTTAAAAAAATAAAAGACTCTGTTAAGAAGAGAAACGACCAAACTCCAACAATTAACCTTAGAGGGCAAAACATTCAAGCTGACCTTGAAGATACAGGAAATAGACCTTATGCTATTCAAGAAAATTTACTAAATAATAACAATAAAACACCACAAATAAAAGAATCGATGAAAAGACTTAGATTTAAAAATGAATTCAAAGGGTTAGGAAATGCTTTGAAACTTATACCAGAAGGTTACAAAGTAGATAACAAACAATTCGAAATGACTGACGGTAATGAAACCTACAAAATCCGTTGGGAAGGAAATCTTTCTGAAGGTAAAGCAGTTATTTTAACAGCTGCCGATAAAACATTGGTTAATGAAGATATAAAAAGAATGAGAGAGTTATTCGGATACAAATCTCAAGATACTTTAGGACTTGTTAAAGGTAACGCTAGAATCAACGAAAATAAAATTTTCAACGATATTTTAACTAAATCGAAAAGCCTTTTTAACGAAGGTGAAGATATAGAATCAGCTAAAACTGAAAAAGGTAATTGGGAAGAAAAAACAAAGAAAGCTCCAGAGGCTACCAAACACATCCAAGGGACTACTTCAACTGATAAAGGTACCAAAGCACCAAAAGCTAAAGAAGGTGACGCTAGTAAGGCTGTTTCACAGGCTCCAGAAGCTAAGAAACACATAGAAAGCGGTAAATCTAAAGGAACAGCAACAAAACCCAAAGAAGGTAATTGGGATGATGTTTCTGGTGGTGAAAAAATGATGGATATCAACGTTCCAACACCAAAAGAAGGTAAGTGGGAAGATATTACAATAACTCAAGCCCCAGAAGCAACGAAACATATCGAAGGAACTACTTCAACTGACAAAGGTACCAAAGCACCAGCACCTAAACAAGGTTATTGGGAAGACGCTTCAATAAAGCAGTCTGCTGAAGCTAAAAAACACCTTCAAATAACAGAATCTGAAATGACTGATGAAGATTTGAAGAAACAAATTGAAGAGGATATGATGAAAATGGCTGAATCACCAGTAAGAGAAGTAGAAGGTGAAGAAGAGGAAGAAGCAGAAACAGAAGATTCATGGAATAAGTCTGACGATGAAGATGAATCTTCAGAAGTAGAACCAAGTGGAAGTGATGTTTCATCATCTGTACCAATGGATAATGATGATGACGATGATGATGATATTTCGGTCCCATCTCCAATGTCAGCACCTAAACAAAGTGTAGCACCTCAATTGTTATTTAGCCCATCAAAAGGAATTTATTGGATTAAAGGCCCAAGTCTTCCACCAAACGGTATGGAAGTTCCAGCTGAATATATGTCTATCGCTTCAGATAGTACTAAAAAAGCTTCAGAAAAAGCTGCTTTGATTATCCAAAAAATGGATGAAATGGGTGGTGAAGAAGAGTTAGGTGGAATGTAATAAAAGAAAATAATTAAACAAATAAAACCCCAGATATCTGGGGTTTTTTGTTTTTTAGGGTATTTATTGTTAAATAACATTTATTTAATAATAAAACACATGAGTTTAATTAAATTACAAGAAAAAATAGGTGCAAAAGCTGATGGTTCTTTTGGTCCAGCAACTTTAAAAGCGATAGCCGCTTATTATAAAATGTCACCAGAAAGAGCTGCCCATTTTTGTGGTCAAATATCACATGAAACTGGTGGTTTTAGAGTTTTCGATGAAAACTTGAGTTATAGCAGTACTGGGTTAAAAAAAACCTTCGGGAAATATTTTCCAAAAGATTTATCTGAATCATATGCCAGACAACCGATTAAAATAGCTTCTAGAGTTTACGCTAATAGAATGGGTAACGGAAACGAAGCCTCACAAGATGGGTGGAAATTCAGAGGAAGAGGTGCAATCCAAACAACTGGTAAATCAAACTATAAAGCTTTTTCCGACTCTATTAAAATGCCTATTATAATGATAAATCCTGATTTGGTTGCCAACGAATATTCATTTGAATCAGCTATTTTCTTTTTTGAAAAAAATAATTTATGGGCCATTGCTGACAAAGGGGTTAACCCAAAAACAATCCTTTCAATAACAAAAAGAATAAATGGTGGTACGAATGGGTTGGCTGATAGAGAATCTTTAACCAACAGATATTATGGGTGGTTAAAAGCGTAATGCTTTATTTTTGTACAGAAATTAGTATAATAATAAAATGGATAATAACGATAAAAATAGAAAATTTTTAGATTATATAAAAAACCCTATGACCAAAGAAAGTATCGCAGTAATTTACGATGCTAATAACATAAAATTTGAAAAATGTGAACTTTATAGTGATTTTATACAATCCTTGTTATTAATAGCTTTTGACACCTATATGGGTGATGAGGTAACAAGTTTAGTTGAACAAACAAACCATTTTAAATGGTCTTGGGAGAAAAACTTGTCTAATTTTAGGCAAGAAGGTATCATCTTCGAGAACCCTAATTTATATGAATATTTTTTGGAATTTATGCTTGAAGTTTTTTATTCAATAGATAAATTAGAAGAAAACTCCACTGTTGATAGTTCATTAATTTTATGGGTGAATATCTTTGAGTATGGTAAATTAAAGACTCGTTCTGAGATGGATACGTTTGTAGAGATATACCAAATTTTTGAAAAATCACTCATAATAAAGTAAAAAAACGATTTAGGGTTTATTTTTGAAAATAAAGCGTTAGTTTTACCACATGAACACAGAAAAATTATTTAATATTCTTATTTCAGAATACAATTTGAGTATTGTAAAACTAGAATATGATTTAGAAAGAGCTGTTAACTCTGAAGATACCGAAATAGAAAAAAAAACAAAAAAAATTGAAAATATCTTAAGTAAGATAGTAAATAAAGAAAGTTGTTTAGCTAAATTAATATCGATGCTACCAACCAATAACAAAAAACAAATAAAAACAAAAACAAATGACTAAATTTAACGAATTAAAAGAATTGGTTGCTAAACTAGAAGAAGATGCAATTAAGTTTTACGAAAAAGACAATAAAGCAGCTGGTGTTAGATTAAGAAAAGGTCTACAGGAAATCAAAAGTTTATCACAAGCATTAAGAGTTGATGTTTCTAACAAGAAAAAAGAAGATTAACAATGATTATAGAAATAATGAATAGGGTTTTAATAATGGTTTTCATTTTATCAAATTTGGTAATTTTTAGACACTTTTATTATTTGATTCAAGCATTCCTAACATCAACCGAAGAGGTTCCAGTCAAATATAGGTTATCCCAAAGAAGTTTACTTTTTTTAGGTATAGCAATTAGTTATATTTTATCAACAATCTTTACGGGAATAAATTTTTAAAATATGTCAAACATACAAAAAACTTTAGATTCACTACAACCATATGTTATCGGTATTAGATATTTGGATGGTGTAGTCTTAGTAGATGCTGTCTTCAAAGAAGGTTGGGCGGTCCCAGACGAACCCAATATCAAGAAAGCTAAAGGTAATGATGAAATGAATTACTATATGATTTTTAGTGATACACCTGAAATTGGTTTGGATGAGCTTTTAAACTATGTCGAACGAATTATAAAACTAAACCAAGAACGTGAGAAGAAACATGATTTATTACGTCAAAAAGTTAATGAACTTAAAGAGGTGTTTAAAAAGAATCCACTCACTAAACTTTCAAGGTTAAAATTTAGTTTCGAAGATGAAGATTTAACACCTAAATTAGATGATTTTGACGTAGATTTTGATTTAGAGGAAATTGTACAACCTAAAATCGTACAACCTAAAATAGCTGAAGAACCTTTTGTGGAAGAACCTTTTGTGGAAGAACCTTTTGTGGAAGAAATAATAGATGGCCCAAAAGTTAATGGTTTTGATTACCTAGATGAAGATGGGAACCCAATTGTGATGTCTGAATTGGAATTGGAAATGATAGAAGAAGAAAATAGAGCTGCTAGGAATCTAAAAATGACGAGTAAGAAAACTCCATCAACTAAAATAGAGCTACCACCGAAAAGAAAACTCCAGATGGAAACTAGTGGTTCGGAATATGAATCCGAGCGTGAATCCGAGTGTGAATGTGGGCCTGAGGAAGCTTGTGAGAAATGTATTGATAGAAAATAATATAAACCCCAGATATCTGGGGTTTATATTATTTAATTTCTAAGTATTCTTGAAGTGTGTGGACCAACCAAACACCACCAGAAGATAGTAATCCGTTTAACAAGGTCATCAAATATAAATTCTCAACACCAATAGAGCCAAGTGGAGTTAAACTACCATAACCTAAGTAGCTCATCATTAAACTAACCACAAAACCCATCCAAGTCCCTAGACACATAAAACAGCTAAATAATTTATGGAGGCTATAACCCCCAGTACCAAAAATAGCTAAAAAGTTTCTAAAACCTAGAAAGATAGAACCGTAAATCAAATTGTTACAAGCTCCGTAACAAATCAATATGAAAATAAGTGTTGCCATAAGAGTCGAATATATGTATATTTGTAACATATGTCAATATTTATGATAAAGATATGGTATGAAATTAAACATAAAATTAAGGTTGAAAGAGGGTTTAAATCAAATAATCAACTGTAAAAAATGTGAATGGTCTTGGAAAAAATCTGAAAGTGGACCAGATATGTATTTTTGTCATAAATGTGGGCAAGATAATACACCAGATAATATAACCGAAAAATCAAAAAAATGAAAGAAGAGTTTAGATACTTAACCCCAACTGAAGTTAAAAATGAAATTAGGTCAGAGTTGGATTTTATAAAAAGCGAAACCAATACCACTTCAGTTAATAAAAGCAATTTTGTTAACCAAATTAAAAAAGGTTTGGGTGATGAGATTAAAACAAAGGGTAGGCAAGTAACAATAATAAAAAAAACCAAGACACAAAAAATAGTAGAATGGTTTACAAAGATTTTTACAAAATTTTAAAATGAATTACGAACAACTTATTCAAACCGTTTCATCAATTGTTGAAGATGAAAGAATTCAAAAAATTGGGTTAACTCTAACCTATCAATTGCATGAATTAGAACATAATGGTATAAGCGAATCCATTTACAACAAACTTAACCCATTTTCAGTTGATTTCACCCCATCTGATGAATTCGAAGTTATGTTGGGTGGAGTTCTTGTTAAGTTCAAGAAAAAATTGTAACTTTGTTGAATGGCAAAAGATAAAAAAATTTTAGAAGACTGGCCAAACTATAACCTTGTCGCTGGACTTGATGAAGTGGGTAGGGGTTGTGGTGCTGGACCTATCGTCACGGCAGCTGTAATAATGCCCAAAGCTTTTAACTCACCATTTATCAGAGATTCAAAGAAACTATCCGAGGCTCAAAGAAATGTAGCTTATAAGCTCATCTTAGACAACGCCATTTCTGTTTCTTGTTGTGCAGGGTCGGTTAGTGAGATTGATTCGTTAGGAATCAACTTAGCGACATTTAAAACCATGCATCAGTGTATAGATGGTTTGGTGATAAAACCAGAATATATTTTGGTCGATGGAATCACATGGGAACCTTACACAGGGACAAACGCTGACAACACAAAAGTAAGTCTAATCCCAAAGGGGGATGACACCTACACATGTATCGCTGCTGCCGCTATTGTGGCCAAAGTGAGGCGCGATGAATACATGTGTAAAATCCATGCGTTGTTTCCGCGATACAATTGGGGTTCGAATAAAGGTTATTTAACACCAGACCATATTTCTGTTTTGAAGGAGATAGGGGTGAGTAGATATCATAGGAAACTTTATGTGAGGAATTTTGTGAAATAATTTTGTTATTTAAAAAATTATCCCTACTTTTGTATAAAATAAATGAAAATGGATTCATCTAGAAAAAAAATTAAACGAGTTTTAACCGCAGTGGTTATCACTTTATGGTTTTTGATTGCTTTGTTGCTTATGATTTCATGTGGTAAAGAAATCACACCAGGAAATTACACTCTAGGTCAAGAACTACAAGATTCCTCAAATTGGCAATCAAACTACGTACCAGCTGGTGTTTTACCTAGTTTTGGAGTTGGTAACACCAACGAATTAACTGGAACAAAATGGGTTCTTGTTAGGTACAATATAGGAGGGTTTAATACTTTGTATCCTAACGATACTATCATGTTTATTGAAAATAACCGTTATACGGTTAATAACAGCCCAATTTTTGACCATCGAACATATCAAATTTCAAACCTAGTTGGTTCACCAAATAAGTCATTATCATTGAATTTTTTCCCTACTTTTGGTGGTAGTATCTATTCTGGTCAAGTAGGTTAATTTTTCGTTTCTGACGGTTTTTCAAATGAAACTTATATTAACTTTTCTGATTTATATAGCAACACAAACATAAATTCTTGGATTATTAGAATATTGTAATTATGGAAATAAGAAAAATTTTACGAAAAAATATGCCGTTGTTTGTTAGAGAAATGATGGTTAGCGAATTAGATAAAACCAAATGTTCAACAAAATTTTTATCACATAATTTGAATGATGATACTATGGTTAACGTTAAATGCCATGTAGATGGTGTTTTAGACTTACGTGGTAAGAAAGAGGAATACCGTATTATAGTTGCTGATAACTTTTAAACCCCAAGATGTAAAATACTATGAAGTTTAAAAAACATAGAATCGTAACGGATAAATACCTAGGTTTTGAGTGTCAAGTATGGTATTTATGGTTTCCTTTTTGGGTTCCAATTAATTTAGGGAACACACACAAGACTTTAGAAAAAGCAAAAAAGTTTATTGGGGAACCAGAAATAGTCTGGAGCTCCCGCGAATATAAGAACTTACCAAAAACACAAAACATGACAATCATTGAAGAAATTAAGTTAGAAAGAGAAAAACAAGATGGTAAATGGGGTGAGCAAACACACCCTTGTTTAGACCAAACTTTACTAAATAGGGAAGGGGGTTGTACATCAGAGCGTATGTGTGAGAATTACGAAATACCATCTGAAACAAGAGCGAAATTTATGTGTGATAACTCATTTGAAAACGGGTCAGGAACTTTCGCACATATAGCGGTTGAAGAACTCTCAGAAGTTATTAGTGAGTTCGACATCCATAAACGAAGAGAAGAATTAATCCAACTTACAGCTGTTTGTGTTGCTTGGATAGAATCTATCGATAGACAGATATTAGAAATGTAAACTATGGAAATACAAGACATAATGAAAGCGTTGGCGATGAAAAAGATTTATACATCAATGCAGTACGATTCTGAAAGAGACGAGATATATGTAGATTTAGAAACAAAAGCAAAAAGCCATCTTCATTTATATGAAGATGGAACCCTTAAAGGGAGATACCAATACGAAATAAAAATCGATTTATCGCAGGATATTGAAAGTTTGGTAACTCAATTATGTCACGAATTTAATAACGCATTACACGGTAGAGATTACTGTCAACCAGCGTGGGCTGATTTATGTCGTTCAAAGGAGATAATTCTTAAAATGTAGTTTATGTAGGTGATAGCTTTAAAATAATTTAATATGAATGAGACGAATAAAGTTTTAGAAGATAAACCTAAATTAAGTGAAAGAATTTCACTTGGTTTGGATAGAGAATTAAAACGACAGAAGGAAGCTGGTAAAGAATTTATTTCAGATGATGAAATAGATAATCTAATTGATAAGATTATTAAAGAAGAATTAGGTGATGCGTGGAAGGAACAATATACGAAAAATCCTGATTGTACAAACCACAAAATCAAGTTGCCGTTACCTAATACTATACCTTCCTTGGTCTTAGATAAGATTTTGCGTCTCAACCAACCTTATAACTTAGCAGAGGTTTTAAAAGGGTTAATTGACGCGACAGATATTTTACTTCATAAAAGAGATTACGATGGAGCTGGTTGGGAAAGGTTAGAATACTGTTATCGTTTCGGTAAAGAGATTGTTGAGGAATTTGAAAACAATAAATTTTAAAAATAAAATGAAAAATAAAATGAAAAATATAAAAAAAATAAGTTTTTTAACCTATGTGCTGTTAGCGGTAGTGTTTTCTTCCTGTGAAAAACTTAAATACCCAAACACACCATCAAAATTTAGGGTAATACAAGTTAAACCAAACCTAACAGAAGGAACAAGTATCTATTTAGTACAACCTATTGATAGACAAAACTTAATGATGAATGAAACTCGGTTCGTTGATAGTGTTGGTAAATTCAACGCTGGGGATACGGTATCCTTCCAAAATTGTCAATAACTTTTTAATGAGAAAAAATGAAAGAACTTAAACTTTGGCTTGAGGATTTTATCACCTATACTGAGAAGAAAATTCAATATATGAAAAACAGATTGGGAGACCACCGAAATCTTCGAAGATTTGAGGCTGAAGTTAGTATGGCTAAGAAGACTCTGGATAAAATGAGAACACTAACTTATGATGGTAAAGTAATTGGGAATGCTCATATACCAGATAATGATATTACACGAATGTCTGTTGAAATCACAACCGATGAAGGGAAGAAAATAATAGACGGGATTCTTAATCAAACGATTGGGGTTTCTTCAAGAAAAATAGATGAGGTTCCAGTTGTTACCCGTTTTTTAGTTGTTCATGACAACCAAAAAGGTGAAAAAGGATATATGGAAACAGTTTGGACTGATGAAGAGTTATCTTTTCGGTGGAGTGTAATTTCAGAACATAAAAATAAAGACGAAGCGAGAATATCAGCGGAGATTTATAAAAACAAAATGAATATTATGAAAAAAATGGAAGCAATTGATTTTTTAATTGAAATCAGAGATTATTTAGAAGCAAAATATGGTAAGAATTACGATTTTTCACCAACAATGATTGACCCAGTTACATTTGCTCTTCAAATGGCGATTATGGAAAAAACAAGTCATGGTGTTGAACGTAGATTTGATTTGTTTATAAAAGATAGGGGTGAACAGATAAAAAATAAGCCTATAGAACAAGTTAGGGAAGAACTTATTAAAAAATGGGAAGCTTCAGGTTTTTTAGATGGGCTTAAAGGAGTTGAATCGGAAAACGATTGTCCTCAACAACCAGAAGTTTAAAACAATGGAAAAATGTTATTTAGTAGTAGTGTGTTTGGATAACATACACTACATTCAACTAGCGAATTCAGATGCTGGTTATTCACTATCTGCTTTTAATACGAAAGATGAAGCACTGGAACAATTTGACGGATTCAAACAAAAAGCGTTAAGTTCTTCTTACGAAGCCCATATAAGTGGTTCTATGGGGATATTAAACTTAGCCCCACATATTATTGAAGTGGAAAAAAATAACCCTGAAACATTAAGAGAATATCTAATTAAAGATAAGCCATACGAATTAAAAGGTAGTGTATTTGGTGCTTTTGTAAATATGGTTGGTGTAATGGTTAAAGAAGATATATTGAAACTATCTGTTTATGATGTTGCTAACGAATATATTAACGAAGTTTATTCTTAATCATTTCTGTGGAGGCTTTAAAAATTATCACTAAATAAAAGTACAAATAATGAATAATAAAATGATAAACGAAGAATTACGGAAAAGAGAACAAGTGGGTAACAAGAGTTTAAATAAACCTACTATCATACAGCACACTGAACAGCTTGTTGTTAATTGTAATTACTGTGGACGATTATACCCCGAAACGATGTGTAAGTTACACCCAGCCCAATGCAAACTTTAAATCAAGATAATACAAAAAAAAAATTATGGAAAATTTAGAATGTAAAGATGATATTTCTTATTTAACGGAGAAAAGGAACGATGAGCTTGAAAGATTCGATGGTTTAATCAAAACTGGTGAAACAGATGAAAGAATTGAGAATTGTTTCAATTCACAATTTCCGATTGTGAAAAATATGCCAATAAGATTACTTGTTGATGATGTTGAAGGTGTGACTATTGACGAAGCGAGAGAGACTATGAAAAAGATGTTTGAAAAATTTGAAATAATAACTGGGTATAAACCAATTATTGTTGGAAATGAATCACCAACAAAAGTGTTGTTTCCACCTGAAAATATTGAACCAACAGATGGATAAAGTAGTTAAAACAAATTGGTCAGAAAGACTGAAATACGGGGTTAAAAAATTTGGATGGGATAGTGATTTCATAAAATCATTTCTTAGTATGACGGCTCAATTAAGACATCATGAACTGGATAAGTTTTTTGATGATTATCTGATTCCAAACCCGATTGAAAAGGATACAGACTTTAAAAGCGGTTCGTTGTATCCTACAGACGATGAAATATTAAAAATGGTTGAAGATTTCACTAAAGACTTAAATGTTAGTAACGCCACTAAAAGAGCTACCGAATTTGGTTATCAAGAAGGAATTTATAAGATGATAGATATTTGGAAGCGGTCAAACAATGAACTAGACTGCCCTTACGACTTTACAAGTAGATGTACGATAGATAGGTGTGACTGTAAACCAAAAACAAATTGGACACAAGAACTTCAAGATGAATTGAAGAAAGATATTGAAGAGTTACGAAACGAATTTAATTCTGAAAAACTTGAACAAATTATAAAGACTGAAGTTGATAGTGAAACAGGTGTTATTAAATTACCGAAACATAAAATGAAAACACCAAAAGATTATTACTTATAACTTTTCTAAATAAATAAAAATATGGTTAGAATGTTAGCAATAGATAGGTGTGGTGAAGTTATATACGTGTAAACTTCATTAGAATTACAAAATTTAATATTAAGATAAAATGTCAAAAGAAGACGAAATTCGTGCTATTAATTATGTTGAATATTACGAAAAGGTAGACCCAATAAAAAGATTTTCTTTAAGTGAATTAATGTCGATGACAGAAATGGAACTACTTAAACTTATGCCACAAAATCAATCCGTTTAGGTGGGATTAATAAATAAAACTGAATATTTATATATAAAGCAAAACTATGAGCAAAGAGATGAGAGAACTAATAAACAAGGTTAAGAACTTTGGTGAGTTTTTGAATGAAAATGTATTAATTAACGATGTTAATTTATTAATTTCTAAATATTATGAAAATAATTTAGGTGTTGATTTATATGATGAAAATAATGTCGATTTCTACAACGATATTGTTAAAGTAATAAATAAAACTAATGTCTTTTTAAATGAAAAAAAAGATAAAGTTTTATATAGAATTATTAATGCTGATACCGTTGATTACAATAAACTTGGATTGCACTATGTCTCTAATTTAAAAGATATAAATACTAATTTTTTATTTAACATCGGGCTTGGCTTTCATGATAGTTGGGATAATTATAAAATAATTAAAATAAAAGTACCGTACAGTGATATTGATATTAATAATACATATTTCCATAATATAAACAACCCAACAGAATTTGAAATTAATCTAAAAACAGATAAGAACATCAAGATTTTAGATACGTTTAAATATAAATAATATGTGTTTGATTTTTCTTTTAAAATTTTTAACCGAAATGTTGATTAA